ACATCAATCCAATTTTCGTACATCTAAGCGAAAACTATCTTAATCAAGATGGACCTAAACTAAACATCTGCTTCTTCGACATTGAGGTAGACTTTGATCCCGAACGTGGCTACAGCACTCCAGAAGATGCTTTCATGCCAATCACTGCGATTACTGTTTACCTAAAATGGCTTGGCAAGTTGATTACGTTGGCAATGCCTCCTAATGGCATGAAGATGGATGATGCTAAAAAATTACTTGAAGATATTCCAGACACACATTTGTTTGACAACGAAGCAGATATGTTGGAAACATTCCTAGACTTAATTCAAGATGCTGATATTATCAGTGGATGGAACAGCGAAGGTTATGACGTTCCTTATACTGTTAACCGTGTTACACAAGTGTTGAGTAAAGAAGACACACGCAGATTCTGTTTATGGGATCAATTTCCTAAACGTCGTGAATACGAAAAATATGGTAAGAAAGCCGTAACATATGACTTTCACGGTCGTGTACACTTAGACAGTCTTGAACTGTATCGCAAGTACACCTATGAAGAACGTCACACTTATCGACTGGACGCTATTGGCGAGATGGAAATTGGCGAAAACAAAACTGTCTACGAAGGTACGCTGGATCAGTTGTACAACAATGACTTTCATAAGTTTATTGTCTACAACAGACAAGATACTTTGCTGTTAAACAAACTAGACGATAAGTTAAAGTTTATCGACCTTGCTAATAAACTGGCACACGAATGTACTGTATTGCTACAGACAACAATGGGTGCCGTGGCTGTTACTGAACAGGCCATTATTAACGAATGCCATCGTAGAGGTTTTCAAGTTCCTAATCGTACTAAAATGGACGATAGAGAAGAAAATACTGCGGCCGCAGGAGCATACGTTGCCTATCCCAAAGAAGGTCTACAAGACTGGATCGGTTCTTTAGACATTAACAGTCTGTATCCCAGTGCTATTCGTGCGCTGAACATGGGTCCAGAAACTATTGTAGGACAACTACGTCCAACAATTACCGAAGCATACATTCATGAACAAATGACTCTTAAGAAGAAATCATTTGCGGCATCGTGGGAAGGTAAGTTCGGTAGTGACGAATACGAAGCAGTAATGGCACAGCGTAAAGATGTGGAAATTACCATTGACTGGGAAGACGGAGAAAATACTGTACACAGTGCCGCTGAAGTTTACAAGTTAATCTTTGACAGTAACCAGCCATGGACTATCAGTGCCAATGGTACAATCTTTACCTACGAGAAGGAAGGTATTATTCCTGGACTGTTAAAGCGGTGGTATGCTGAACGTAAAGAAATGCAGGCCAAACTCAAAGACTGTATCAAAGCAGGTAATAAAGTAGAGGAAGAATACTGGGATAAACGACAGTTGGTTAAAAAGATTAACCTAAATAGTTTGTACGGTGCTATTCTTAATCCCGGTTGTAGATTCTTTGACAAGCGTATTGGACAAAGTACTACACTAAGTGGTCGTCAAATTGTCAAGCACATGGCGGCTAAAGTTAATGAAATCGTCACCGGTGAATATGACTATCGCGGTAAAGCAGTCATCTATGGTGACACAGACAGTTGTTATTTTTCAGCGTACACCACTCTGAAGAAAGATATTGAAGCAGGCGTTATTCCTTGGAACAAGGAAAATGTTATTACTCTATACGATCAAATAGGAGAAGAAGTCAATGGAACATTTGTCAAATTCATGGAAGAAGCCTTTCACTGCCCACCAAGCAGAGGGGAAGTCATTAAAGCAGGTCGCGAGATTGTTGCTTCCAAAGGGTTATTCATTACCAAAAAACGATACGCAGTGCTCTACTACGACAAGGAAGGAAAACGTAGCGATATTGACGGCAAGCCCGGAAAAATTAAAGCAATGGGGCTTGACCTTAAACGCAGTGACACACCAGCATTTATCCAAGACTTCTTAAGTGATGTTCTTGAAAAAGTTCTAACTGGTGCCACTGAGGAACAGGTATTAGATCATATTACTAAATTCCGTACAGAGTTTAAAGCAAGACCTGGTTGGGAGAAAGGTAGTCCAAAACGTGCTAATAATATTACAGAATATGAAGCCAAGGAAAAGAAACAAGGCAAGGCCAATATGCCCGGACACGTTCGTGCAAGTATTAATTGGAACACTCTACGTCGAATGAGCAGTGACAAATACAGTATGCAGATTGTAGACGGAATGAAGGTCATTGTTTGTAAACTAAAATCTAATCCTATTGGATTTACCAGTGTTGCATACCCTGTTGACGAATTGCGTTTGCCAAAATGGTTCATGGAACTTCCGTTCAATGATGCAGAAATGGAACAAACCATTATCGACAACAAACTAGAGAATCTGATTGGTGTTCTTAATTGGGACATTGGCAGTACCGAAGAGAAAAATACATTCAATAAATTGTTTGACTTTTCTTAAAAAAACCTATATACTAAAACTAAGGAGAAATATAAAATGAAAGACATTCTACAAGACATCGTAGCACATACGCACAGCCTAGGCTTCCTGCCTTTGGTTAAAATTAGTGGTGAGGATAAAACTACCACTATCGAATCTATGGCTGAAGACCGTAGTGTTATTGTTAGTGCCACTGCACATACACCAGTGGTAGAGTTTAAAGGCACATTTGGTATGCCTAATCTGGACAAGTTGAATCTACACTTGAAAAATCCAGAGTACAAAGAAAACGCACAGATTAATGTTGTTACCGCAGACCGTAATGGCACTGTGATTCCTACAGGTCTACACTTTAAAAATCAAGCAGGCGACTTTCAAAACGACTATCGCTTCATGAACAGTGATATCATCAATGAAAAATTGAAGACTGTCAAGTTCAAAGGTGCTAGTTGGGAGGTAGAGTTTGAACCTAGCATCAGTGCTATTCAACGTTTGAAGTTGCAGGCTGAGGCACACAACGAAGAAAACGTATTCCAAGTTCGTACCGAAAATGGAAACCTAGTAGTGTTCTTCGGCGATGCCGCAAGCCACGCAGGTAGTTTTGTTTTCCAATCAAATATTACTGGCAAACTCAAACACACTTGGGCGTGGCCTGTTACACAAGTTCGTAGTATTCTTAATCTAGGTGGCAAGATCACTATGAAGATCGCAGATGCCGGTGCTATGCAAATTACTGTAGACAGCGGTGTTGCTGAATATAACTATATTCTTCCAGCGCAGAGCAAATAATTATGACATTTATACTAGATTATATCAAAGCACATATACCTCAGTTTGAAATGGCTGGGGTCATTATGCGCATTATATGTTTTAGTTTAGTATCGTGGTTAGGTCCAGCAAGCCCATTTATGTTTGTTTGGATTGTTAATACTTTAGATGCTATTCTACTAACATATTGCGCTATAATAAAGAAAGACAACGCATATACATTGCTTAACGGCTTTTGGATCTTAGTGGGTATTATAGGCATTGTTAGAGCCGGTGGGTGGATTTAAATGAATAAAGACTTAACATCAGCACAAAATGATTACGCATTGTTCTTGCCAGCCACGTCGAGTTTTTATGCGTCTTTCATTGGATATCAGCGACATCGTTATCCGTATGTACAGGCAAGTCGTATACCGACAAACTTTGTCAATGACGTAGAAAGTTTAAACTTTCTAGAGCCTGGAGCAGGACTATTTAATTATAAATGGTGCTTGTACTCAGCAGGACATGCTAACTTAGATCTTAATAAAAACGATGATCGTGAATCCTTGTTTAGAAATCGTAAACGTGACGGATCTAGTTGGGTATTAGGTGACTCTGGCGGATTCCAGATAGGTAAAGGTGTATGGGAAGGCGAATGGAAGGATCCTACTGGTCCTGAAGTTGCGGCACTTATGGCCGAAGCCATTGCCAAAGGTGTTGAGTTGGTTCCACAAATCGATCCTACTGGCAATCCTAAAACTGACAAGAACGGCAATCCTAAATATACAAAAGTTGACCATGTTAAGTTGTATCAAGCAAAACTAGATGCGGCTCAGAAAAAACGTGAGCAAGTACTAAACTGGATGGACAGTCTTATGGATTACGGCATGGTGCTTGATATTCCAGCATGGGTTGGTCGTAGTCCTGTAGGCGCTAAGAACAGTGGGGTCGGCAGTTACGAGCAAGCCGTTGAGGCAACAAAGTACAACAACGAATATTTTATTAAACACCGCAATGGCAATTGCAAGTTCTTAAATGTTTTACAAGGTGAGAATCACGCACAAGCAGATGATTGGTATGACAAAATGAAACACTTTTGTGATCCAAAAGTCTACGGCGACAAAGCATTTAATGGTTGGGCCATGGGCGGACAAAATATGTGCGATGTACACTTGGTGCTAAAGCGTCTTGTAGCATTACGCTTCGACGGACTATTAGAACAAGGTCATCAGGACTGGATGCATTTCTTGGGCACAAGTAAACTAGAGTGGGCATTGCTACTAACAGACATTCAACGTGCGATTCGTAAATATCACAATCCTAACTTCACAATCAGTTTCGACTGTGCAAGTCCGTTCTTGGCTACTGCTAACGGACAGATGTATATTCAGACAGAAACAGAAGATAGGAAAAAATGGCTGTACAGAATGTTGCCAACACTTGACGACAAGAAGTATGCTGGAGATACTAGACTATTTTTAGATACACTAGTACAAGATGGTGTTTTTAAATATGTAGAAAAGAGTCCTATTCTAGACGGAGTAAAAACCAACGATATTTGTGTGTACGCTCCTGGTAACCTAAATAGAATGGGTAAAGAAAACAAAACATCTTGGGATAGTTTTACCTATGCTATTTTAATGGGTCACAATGTTTGGATGCATTTGAATTCTGTTCAAGAAGCCAATCGTCAATACGATGCAGGATTATGTCCAACTATGTTAGTACAAGAAAAGTTCGACAGACTATATTTTAAAGATGTAGTGGATGCAATTTTTAGTGCCACTGATAGGGCTACAGCAGATGCTGTTATTGAAAATTTCAGTAAGTTTTGGATGGCTATTCCTGGTACTCGTGGTGCTACCGGCAAAAAGACTATCAATGCCAGTACTAACTTTAGTAAATTCTTTGAAGAAGACTCTGCAACAGCAGATACTGACGACACAGACAGTGAAGAATTCGGCGAAGATGCAATTCATAAACTAGATGATTTAGAAAACGAAGTCAAATGAAAAGTTTAATTATAGGCATGGGGTTTGGCAATGCTGTATACAAGCCTGTATTGGAGCAAATGGGATCTACAGTCGTTACTGTAGACTCTGTCAGACCTGCAGATTTTAAAACTGTAGAAGAAGCCATTGCTGAACATAAACACTTTGATACTGTAAACATCTGTACTCCAAACTTTACACATGAACTTCTAGCAAGGACTGTGGCTCCCCATGCATATATTGTCTTTGTAGAAAAGCCCGGGGTTCAAGATAGTAAATGTTGGCAGTGCTTGGTCGAAGACTTTCCAAAGACTAGATTTATGATGGTTAAGAATAATCAGTACAGAGAAGAAATCAAACAGTTTAAAAGTCTTGCAGACCAAAGTGATAAAGTTTATATTCGTTGGAACAACGCTAATCGAATTCCTAGTCCCGGCAGTTGGTTTACTAATAAAGAACTAGCGTTTGGTGGTGTTAGTAGAGATTTGATTCCCCATATGCTCAGTTACTATTGCGAGTTGACAGACTACACAAAAGGCAGTAAACTTGATGCAGTGTCTGTGCAAAATTATCTTTTGTCTGATATAACTAGCACGGACTATGGTACAATTAATCCCAATGGTGTATATGACGTAGACGACTTTTGTAAACTTGAATTTAAAAATGGCGATATTACATGGGTGTTGAGTGCTAATTGGAAAACTAATCTAGACCACGACGATAGCAGTATTGCGTTCAGTATGAAAAATAGTGCTGTTAGGCATGCATTAGGCCTGTGTCCAGAATCTGCTTATAAAAAGATGATAGAAACTGCTGTCAGTAACCTAAATAACAATGAATTTTGGAATAAACAACTTAAACAGGATCTTTGGATCCACGAACAGATAGAGAACTTATGATAGTTAAGTGTTTACAAACTACAGGACAGGGATACTTTGAAGAGGTATCCTACGATAAACCCGAACCCGCTTCGGATCAAATCGAAGTAAGAGCAGTTATGACTGGTGTTTGTCGCAGTGACATCGATATGATGCAAGGTAACTTTAGTCCACTTCCTTTAGAAATGCAAGGGCATGAAGGTATTGGTCAAGTAACAAAGGTTGGTGCATTGGTAACTGATGTCAAAGAAGGCGACTATGTTGCCACACGCGGTGAACCTGCATATGCTGACTTTTATAATGTACGACAAGATGAATTTGTACGTATACCAGAAGCAGATCCTAAATACATTTTAGAACCAGTTGCATGTGGCATCAATATTGTACAACAAGCAGTTTCTGATATCTATAAAAGAAGCGGCGAGGGTAAACGACTATTAATTTTGGGCAGTGGATTTTTGGCATGGATTGCTTATAAGACCATTCAACTAAATTGTTTCGATTTTGACGTTACTGTAGTTGGCAATAATAATAAAGAACTTTGGGGCGATACACTCAGTCAAACATATAAAGGTACATTTGATGTTGTTATAGATTTAAGCAGTCGAACAGATGTATTTGATATGCCAATTTTGAATAATGAAGCATTGGTTGTGTTTGGTAGCCAAAAGACTGTTACCACAGACTTTAGTAACTTACTTTGGAAAGCCTGTACTATGGTATTTCCAAGTCCGAGAACTGACAGATTTTACGATTGTATGAAAGATGCTGCCATTTGGATAGAAAGAGGCGACATAGTAGTTGACAATTTTTGGACTAGAAGTTATAATCGTACAACTGAATGGCAACAAGCGTTTGCGGATGGTAAGGATCGTCCAAGCGGTTACAGCAGAGGTTATATCAAATGGGACTAAACACTGAAGAACGACAAGACGTTGTTTACTTTACAGGGTATGAAGTCGAGCATACTATTTGTTACGGCATGAAAACACTTTTTGTTGTTGGCACACCGCCTGTACAAGAAATCCTCAACAAGGCTAAACAGCACGAAGTACAGCATATCTACTTTGGCACTAGTCAAAGTTTTAATCCTAAATCCATTAGCATGGAAGAATATGCTCCGTGGGACGATGTTATTCGTACCTGCTTGCAACACGACTATTGGGTCAGTTTGGACTTCGGTGTTGAACACGTCGAAGGTGTTATCGAAAGCGGATACTCCGAATGGCCTAAATTCGTTCCTATGATTAGTGTAAAATTGCCTTATATTAATCAACTTAACTACAATGCTACACTCAAACTCGATGACATTACTTGGGGCAAAACAAACCCAGGTGTATGGACACATCACCTCCAAAGCCTAATGAGTAAAGATAAATTTACTTACTGGGATCAATATACACAAGATACACCAACATGATTATTAAACAAGACATTCGACCACTTAAAATGATTTGGGTTACCTTTCGTAAAGAAGGTATTCACAAATATCCCGCAGCCGCAACAGATCCCAACCTAGCAACAGGAGATGAATATGATGTTTCGTTTTTGGCTAATCCCCATCGCCATATTTTTCATTTTAGGGTATGGCTTAGTGTCACCCACAATGACAGAGATGTGGAATTTATACAATTCAAGCGATGGCTCGAAAAACTGTATTCTAGCAACCAAGGTGTATTGTCGCTAGACTACAAAAGTTGTGAGATGATGAGCGATGATTTATACGCTCAGATTCATGCAAAGTATCCAGACCGCGAGGTTTGGATTGAGGTCTCCGAAGACGGAGAAAATGGTTCATTCATCAAATATTAAAGGAAACAATGATGAAAAAAGAAGTCGCTCAAGTATTTGACGATCTCGACGCACTGCTAGATTTTTGCAGATTCGAACTCCTGCCGTTTAATCCGGCAGATTTGTACAACCGTAACTCTAAGGTCTATCGTGACTTTGAGTATTCCAAGAAGCCTAAACGTGCTTGGAATAACGACAAGCCTCGCTTTAACAGCGACAAGCCTCGTCACAACAACGGTTATAACAATAACTACAGGAATGGTCGTCAGTGACCATCTACTTAGTAGATCTCGAAGCAGTTTCCACTCGCTACACAGGCGAGTGGAAGACTCACTTACCTGCTATCTTACGAAAGGCAGGACATAATGTCCACATTATTTCAGGTCCTACTGATATCCCAAGTGCTACTACTCCTGGTGCTTTTCTCAATTTTGGTGGCACCAACATTTACAAGTCTGCACAAGTTGAAGAAATGGGTAGACTCTTCACTGGGGGTAAAGTACTTGCTGGTGACCATTTTATCTTTACAGATGCTTGGCATCCTGGTGTCGTCAACTTAAAGTATATGAGTGAGTTGCTGGGCATTCCAGTAACCATACATGGCTTATGGCATGCTGGCAGTTATGATCCTCAAGACTTTCTCGGACGCTTAGTTGGAGATAAACCTTGGGTAAGGCATGCAGAGAAAAGTTTTTACCATGCGTTTGATCACAACTACTTTGCCACAGACTTTCACATTCACATGTTTTACAAAAACTTGATCCAACCTGATCCGGATCGTAAAGTAAGTATGTATAAGACTGTATTTGACGATACGTTGTTCAACAACAAGGTTGTACGCACAGGCTGGCCCATGGAGTATATGGATGATATCTTAGTTCCTTACAAAGGAATGACCAAGCGGAATTTAATTTTATTCCCGCATCGTATTGCTCCAGAGAAGCAAGTTGAAATCTTCCGCGACTTAAAAGAACACTTGCCACAATATGAATTTGTTGTGTGTCAGGATCAACAACTGACAAAAAATGAATATCATAATTTGTTAGGTGAGGCTAAACTAGTGTTCAGTGCCAACTTGCAGGAAACACTTGGCATCAGTTGGTACGAAGGTGCAGTAGTAGATGCTATTCCTATGGTTCCGGATCGTTTAAGTTACAGCGAAATGGCCTACGATACATTCAAGTATCCGTCACATTGGACTGAAAGTTTTGAAGCGTACAATGCTCATCGTCCAGAACTGTGTGGAAAAATTATACAGTATATGGAAAACTATGACAAATTCTTACCACAACTCAGAAAACAAACCAGAGACCTTACAGAGCAGTTCTTTAGTGCCAACGGACTGTATAACAATCTCAAGTAGTCCTGCAGACTTGGATTTTGGATCAATTACTATTGATGTGAGTGACTACAGTGCCGCACAGTCCATGTATACTATAGTCAACGGTGTCATTGATACTATAACTATAACCGGTAACGATATACCGTTTGGTCATCCTAGTGGATTGTGGAGACCTCCAGAACCATTTGTTAATGGATTTCCCGACTGGGAAGAATTTAATAATATGTGTAAAGAATATCCTGGATTAGAAAAAGTCTACGAACATATGAAGGCATACTACAATATGTGCAAGGACGACTGGGAATCAAAGAAAAAGGATGATGAAGGATAATGGAGTTGTTTGTTCTGCATTCTGGCGACACGCTAATCTAAGAGGTGATGACAGGATTTTTCCCTGCTGTCGTTTTAAAACGCCGGCAGGTGTTTTCACGGGCTCGTTAGTCAAAATACTTTCGTCAGACGAATACAAATTATTAAGGGAACAAAGCACAGCCGGTATTCCTATTACAGGATGTGAAAAATGCTATCACGAAGAAAGTCTAGGTAAAGAAAGCCTACGTCAACAATTTAACAAAGAATACAATAGAGACTCCATTAAGTTAGAATATTTCGAAGTTGGCTTTGATAATATCTGTAATCTAACCTGTGACGGGTGCTTTGATGAATTTAGTTCAGCATGGGCTGAAAAGAACAACCCCGATACTCCTAAAAAATTATTGATTACTAAAACCAAAGAAATAACTTCTGTTCCAAGATCTATAAAAAAAGTAATGTTCTTGGGAGGTGAACCTTTGATGACTAATCGTCATAAAAAGTTTCTTAAAAAGATCAAGAACAAACACTTGGTCACAGTGACTTATAATACCAACGGCACATTTGATCTTGACAGCGAAACAATAGAGTTATTAGATGAATTTAAAAATGTAAATTTCATTGTTAGCATAGACGGATTTGGAGCACTCAATGAAAGAGTTCGTTCAGGTAGTAAATGGGCCGATATTATTAAATTTATCGATCAAATTGATGATTTAGACTTTGATATTTCTATTCATACCACTATACACGTCAACAACTGGTTTGGAATTGTAGACTTGTCAAAGTTCGTGGAAAGAATGAAACTCACTTGGACAACTAATGTCTTGACTTATCCTAAAAAATTAGATATAATGAACCTATCGGCAGAAGATAAAATTGAACTTCAGGCAATACTCGAACAAATAAATGTACCCAACAAAGACTACATTTTGAATCACATCAAAAAAGGCACGTATGATTAAAGCATTTTTAAACTGGCTCAACAACATCGGTCGTAAACGTATTATAATGGATCGAGAATCCAACGAACCATATCTAGAAAGGTATTATGTTTTTCTTAAAGAACGAAGAAAATTTCCATTTAATGTGTTTATACACAAGTTTCTTAAATCAGACCCCGATGATGTGCATGATCATCCATGGCCTTACGCTACTTTAATTTTAAAAGGCGGCTATTACGAATGGACTCCTGTATTCGATAGCAAAGGTTCCAAGATTGGAGAAACACAGCATTGGCGTGGTCCCGGTCATTTTAGATTTTGCAGTGCCAACAGTTATCATCGTATTGAATTAGATCCAAGTGTAGAATGTTGGACAATGTTTATGCCTGGACCACAACGCAGAGAGTGGGGGTTCCTAGTAAATAACCGGTGGATACACAATGAACAATATTTGGAAAGCAGGAAAAATAACAATGAAAAATCCGTTGCTGGAATCTCTGGGATTTAAAAATTGGTTTAAAACTGGAGCAATTAAAAGTAGTCTGCCGGTAACTTGGTTGCCCGCAGACCTTTCTAACTTTACATGGTTAGAAACTTATCAAACACATGAAGTTCCCAAAGAGGACAAGTGGAATACGCATGCCACTGATCTCAAACTCCAATTAGAAGATTTATACGCAGAGTGGCAAGTTCCCAAAGAACCTACACTACATTATATGTGTCTTAGTCCTGAACTATCTAAAGGTCTGAAACAGGCCTATGATAAATTTGACTACGGTAAGAAGCACTATAACTTTTTAAAAATCACGCCAGGTTATCTAAGTTTTTGGCATTTTGACAGTTATGCTACATTTATCAAAGAGCATAATTTAGGACCAGAGCATCAAAAGAAAATAGGTCGTTCGGCAGTTATGCTGACTGATTGGAGTTTTGGGCAAGTACTACAAATTGGACGCAATGTCATCAGTGAGTGGAATGCCGGTGATGTTTATACTTGGTACGGCGACACTTGGCACGGTGCCGCAAACTTTGGTATTCAAGATTTTACAGTCATGCAGGTAACTCATTTAAATGACTAAGATTACCTACGATCATCGCGACAAGCCTCTAGGTGGTGCATTTGCCATAGAGGATCCTAATTTTATAAATGCACTGATCTCCTATGATGCTTATAATGAACACACATTCTTTGGCAAGTATACCACTGACGAATTTTGTGAACAATACCTAGCATGGATTAAAAGCACAAGCCTAAGTAGATTTGTTGGCTTGGAAGATTTTAAACATTCTGTATTCAGTGCAGGCACTACAGAAGCCTTTGATAAATTTTACATGAAGAATCACACACGTAGATTCCGTTGTTTCAAAGGCGAATACATGTATCACCAATTGGCATGGCGCAACAGTTGGCCCGATTGGAAATATTTGGAAGACGATTTACTGCATGTCAACGATGCAGTTGTCATTAGTTTTCCATTCGCAGATACAGGTAACAAACACGAGTCATATGAATGGCTCATGAATAAATGTACAGAGTTAAAAATTCCTGTTCTCATAGACTGTGCCTACTATGGCATTAGTTCAAATATGATCTACGACTTTACATACCCATGCATCACAGACATTGCATTCAGTGTTAGCAAATACTTTCCTATTGCACATGCAAGAGTAGGTATGCGTTTGACAAGAATAAATGATGACGACCCATTGTTTGTTTACCAGTATAGAAGTTACAATAACAAGTACGGTGCAAAACTAGGTAGTTATTTTTTACAACAATTTTCGCCAGACTATATTACAGTCAACTACAAAAACAAGCAATTAGAATTTGCAGACATTTTAAATGTTGAACCATCTAATACTGTTATGTTTGCACTGGGCGATGGTAAATGGCAGGAATATAATCGCGGAGGCTCGATGAATCGATTGAGTTTCCACAAGTATCTGCATCTAGATAAAGATGAATTCATAACAATAATAAAGGAAAAATATGGCAATTTGCTCACATAACGATTGGGATCCATTAGAGGAGATCATTGTAGGCACCGCAGACCACTCAATGTTACCAACAATGAGTAAAGCAGTACAAGCGTTTAGTTACGCAGAATATGGCTTGGAAGAACTACAAGTATTGCAAGGCCCGCACGATCAACGCATCCGTGACGAAGCCAACGAAGACTTAGAAATACTTGCTGACACACTTCGTGGATTAGGTGTTAAAGTGCATCGTCCTCGAAGTGTTGACCACAGTAAAGAGTTTAGTAGTCCTGACTGGACTACAACTGGTTGGTATACATTCTGTCCACGTGACTTGTTATTGCCATTAGATAATCTAGTACTAGAGGCCGCAAGTCCAGGACGTTGCCGGCAATATGAAAGTCGTGCTTACTACGACTACCTAACACAGCAAGTGGAAGAAGGTGTAGAATGGATTTCAGCACCCAAGCCTATTTTGCTAGATGACTTATATCAAGTAGAAGACCTAAGCAAGCCCACAGTTAACAATCACGAAATTATCTGGGAAGCGCCTAACGTTGTGCGCCTTGGTAAGGATTTATTGTATCAAGTTTCTAACACAGGTACACTTAAAGGTTACCAGTGGATGAAGAACATTGTTGAAAAGCGTGGTTACAAACTACATTTGGCAGAAGGCTTTTACTTCTTTGCACACTTTGATTCAACAGTTATTCCATTGCGTCCAGGCCTGGTTATGTTTAATGGTGCTCGTCTGCGTGAAGACCATTACCCACAAATCTTTAAAGACTGGGATAAGATTTGGATTACTCCAGAAATGATGTATACTGCGCCGACACAATTACCTGGCGGTATTCCTCCTTGTAGTCCTTGGATTGGTATGAACATGCTAAGTGTTAATCCAAACTTGGTTATTATTGACAAGGATCAAGATGTAATGCGCAGAGTATTAGAGAAGCACGGTATCGAATCTATCGGCTTGCCACAGCGCCAAGCACGTACAATGAGCGGTGGTTTTCATTGCCAAACATTAGACGTCAAGCGCAAAGGCAGTTTGGAGAGTTACTTTGGGGATTAAGCAACCTGGGTACGGTGCAGTACCTTCTGTGTCTACTGCGCCTCTAATAGTTGGACAAGTTTATACTACTAATAATACCGGATCCAGTTTCAATTGGGCTAATAATGGTATCAGTAATTCTAATATACTAACTGCTAAAGATAATCCTGCTAGTTTAGAAGTTAAAGGTAAGATGATCGTTAATGGTAGAGACTTAGAAGAACGGTTAGATACAATTGAAAAGGTATTGCAAATTCCTGAAAGAGATGTTAAACTAGAGTCTAAACATCCAAAACTTAAAAAGATGTACGACGACTACATCAAGGCTTTGGCAAAGTATAGAACATTCGAAGCAATTAAAGGAGATGAATGATGGAACTACATGAATCAGTGCGTAGCACACGAATCGAATCAACTGTTAAAGAAAGTGGAGGTTTTCGAGTACGGTTGGTCAAGCACGAAGTGCTGAACCCAAAAGGCTTGTTTAGTATTGAGTTGATTAACGAATCACTGGACCAAGACGGTCTTGTAAGAGATGCAAGTACTTACAATTACTTCATGACCAAAGAAGAACTTCAACGTTTAGCATACGCTCTTACACTATGAAAAAAGTCTACGTTAGTTGGAATGACGTACAACGTCAAGTTCAAGAATTAATTCGACAAATGTGGATCGATGGATGGACTCCTGACTATGTCGTAGGCATTACCAGAGGCGGGTTAACTCCAGCCAATCTCGTTAGTCAATACCTTGGACGTCCTATGGAAACACTTAAGGTCAGTCTTAGAGACGGCAGTCAGTGTGAAAGTAATCTATGGATGGCCGAGGATGCATTCAACGGCAAGAAAATTCTAATCGTCGACGATATCAACGACAGCGGTGCAACATTGAGTTGGATTAAGTCCGATTGGCCTAGCGGATGTTTTCCCAACGACGACAAATGGAAAGATGTTTGGAACAAAAATGTACGTGTTGCTGTACTGTACGACAACGCAGTAAGTGAAAGCACATTAGAAGTAGATTATTCTGCTGAAAATATTAACAAATACGAAGACCCACAATGGATTGTATTTCCGTGGGAAGAATGGTGGCGTAAATGGAATCCAGAGGAGCAACATCATGACTGATATTGAACAAGCAATGAACGAAGGTCGTGCAGTATGGACTGACCTTGCACACAAGACTGACAGTGTATGGGTATTCTATGACAAATATCCTGTGACTGAGGGTCACTTACTGTTTGTTCCAGCACACGAAAATTATGCCTGTGTTATGAAATGCTATGAAGCCGCATACAGTATGGGCATGGAAGGTGTGATTGCTGAACAGTGGGATGGATTTAACGTTGGACAAAACTTTGGAGAAAGTGCTGGGCAAACTGTGATGTATCCACACATTCATATGATTCCAAGACGTAAAGGTGACATGGCTGATCCCCGCGGCGGTGTTAGACACGTTATTCCAGAAAAAGGAAACTACAAGAAATGACAGATAATACTGTTACTGTAGCATGGAATGAACGTCAGACTGGATTCTGGTGGAATGAAACTTGTGCTATGGTACTAGAAGTATTTGGTTTACCGGGCGGCAGATACGAGTCAAGGCCCGAGACTGATTATATGTCATTTACTTTTAAAAACAAACGAGATGCAGACTTGTGTCGCATTTTATTAAGTGAAAGACTATAATGGAAATATTAATTATCTTGACGTTACTTGTAACCAAACACTTTATTGTAGACTTTCCTTTACAAACAAAGTTTCAGTGGAGCAATAAAGGAACTTACGGGCACCCTGGCGGTGTACTTCACGCCTTATTGCACTATATTGGTACATTTCTAGTGTTGGTTTTCTTTGTCCCGCCTTACATGGCCATACTATTAGGCTTTGCTGACGGTGTAATACATTATCACATTGACTGGGCCAAAATGAATTTAAATGCAAAACTAAAATGGACGCCCAACACTCATGAACAATTTTGGTGGTTGCTAGGTTTAGATCAATATTTACATTACCTCACATATATAGGAATAGTTGCATGGAGCACTGGCGTAATTTTCTAATTATTTTTACAGTATTTGTTGCTGTATTGATTTTGATAAATTCAGATTTTGGAGAATCTGGAAGATATTACGACTGTAGGGAAGCGCACTGGCATCCAGATTATCCTGTTGGTGTTAAAGAACAATGTCTTGATTTGTATCGACAAGAACGGCGCAGAATTGAACAAGAAGAACTAGATAAGAAAATTATAAGAACATGATAACTCTAAAATTTAGTGTAACCAATCCCTGGTGGAATAGATTTGCCAATATCAAATGCTGGGCAGGTAAGACACCGTTTAAAAATAAGTTTTGGGAAGTGCAGATTATGAAAAGCGACGATCTATTAACTATTGATCTACGTGTGACTGCAAGGCAAGATCATGCCGGAGCAGAGTTGTGGTTAGGCGTTTTTGGATATGCTGTCAATTTACAATTTTACGACAATCGTCACTGGGACAGTGAAGTAGAAGATTGGCAAGCATACGGCAAATAATTTTGGTGTTTTGTTGACAAAACCTAAATAAGAATGTATTATAATACAAACACGAGAACCACCTCGTTAACTCGGAGAACAAATTGACACAAGAATTTAAACCAGATCCAACAATGAACGGTCCCTATAATAAGGAGTTTGTTGAGGACAAATATGAACCGTTAGGTAAACCGGTTTATGTTAAAAAAGAAACAGGACTTGACGCAATGGCAGGTGATGGCGGATATCAAGAAGCATACCTAGGCGATCATATTCGCTTTAAAATGAAACGTGATCAAAAACGTTTCTGGGCAGGTGATAACATCAGCGATTACTTGCATGAAGGCGACATAGAAAAACTAATTGACGAAGCAACGCCGGCATTTGAACAAGTGCTGGATCGTTTGTTGATTGATCGAGAGAACGATCCCAATAGTAAAGGCACAGCAAGACGCCTTGCTAAAATGTATTTTAATGAAATAATGGCAGGAAGATATGAACCAGCACCAGACGCTACAGCGTTTCCAAATGATTCGGCAGACCGTTACGAAGGCATGCTCGTGGTTCGCAGTGAACTTCGCAGTATGTGTAGTCATCATCACCAACCCGTTACTGGGGTTGCTTATATTGGCATTATTGCGGCACAAAAACTAATTGGTCTTTCAAAGTATACACGCATTGCACAATGGTGTGCTAGACGTGGCACACTACAAGAAGAACTTGCCAACGACATCGCACGTGAAATTCAAAAGGCCACTGATGCTACAGATGTAGGAGTTTATGTACAGGCTGTACATGGATGTTGTGAAAATCGTGGCATTATGGCACATAGTTCGTTGACACAAACTACTGTACTCAAAGGTGCGTTCAAAGATGACATGGGTACTAAGAAAGAGTTTTTTGACAACATTAAACTCCAACAAGATTTCGCTCCACGATAAGGAATAATATGCAAATTAGAGTAAAAGAAAATCTAGAAGAATTTGGTAAGTGTGGATGCGGTCGTAGTCCAAACGGTAAGTGTATCGGATGGCATGGCTTGACGGAAGAACAATACAAAGATGCGCTTGAAAAGTACATGACAAATCAAACAGACACAAAAGGTGACCCTGTATGAACTGGTTTGACAAATGGCTTTACAAAAAGACTCGAGATATGTGGGATAATCGAGACAAGTACGAACAAGATTCATCAAACAAATGGTTACAGGATAAACATAAAATGGCAATTGGTATGGGAACAGCAATGGTGGAACGTGGCCGTGCAGAAGGCGAAGGTCGCATTACATTTGAACTAAGCACCGCAGTAGGCGGTAAGATTCTTAATGTACGTCATTACGATGATCGTAAAGACAGACATGATAGTCAGACATACGTTATACCCAACGGAGAAGATGTTGGAGAACGTGTAGCAAAGATTATTAACCTGGAATTATTTAAACAATGAGTAAAATTAAAATTGCGGAACTGTTTTACAGTATCCAAGGAGAAGGACGCTACATGGGTGTCCCGTCTGTGTTTCTACGCACATTTGGCTGTAACTTTAAGTGTGCTGGATTTGGAATGCCACGTGGCGAAGTAAGTCACGAAGCAACAGACATTGCGGCAACACATACAATGATTGAGTCATTTATGAAATATGAAGATCTTCCACTAGTTAGTACAGGCTGTGACAGTTATGCTAGTTGGATGCCAGAGTTTAAAGATCTAAGTCCAATGTTAGAAAGTAACGCTATTGTAAATCGTATTATGGAGATACTTCCTCACAAGCGTTGGGAAGATGAGCATCTAGTTATTACAGGTGGTGAACCTTTGCTAGGTTGGCAACGTGCTTATCCAGACTTACTAGATCATCCTAGTATGTGGCGTCTTAGAGAAATTACTTTTGAAACAAACGGTACTCAAAAACTTACAGAAGAGTTTAAAGAATATCTAGTAGAATGGCAAATGCCTAACATGGATTTTTCTAGAGAAGTTACATTTAGCGTAAGTGCTAAACTTCCATGTAGTGGTGAGAAGTGGGAGGAAGCAATCCTTCCAGAAGTAGTATGTGAGTACGAAGAGTTTGGTACAGCATATTTGAAATTTGTTATTGCTACTGAACAAGACTTTGCTGATGCTGAGTGTGCTATTGCCGCTTATCGTAAAGCAGGATTCAAAGGACATGTTTATCTAATGCCAGTGGGCGGTGTTGAAAGTGTCTATGCACTAAACAACCGCACAGTGGCAGACTTGGCAATGAAAAACGGACTGCGTTACAGTGACCGTTTACAAGTACCGTTATTTAAAAATGAGTGGGGGACCTAATGAAGAAAATTATTAAAAAGTTATTTGGAATAGATAAGATCGAAGCGCAAGCCGAAAGATCGTTGGCTATTGCCGCAGAGGCTGCTGAAACTGCAACCAAAGCAACTAAAGCCGCCGAACGTGCTAAACAAGCAGAAGAAACTGCTAAACAAACTCCTAAACAACGTGCCACTGCCAAAGGCGAACCGTATATTGCTGTTTTGGAGACACATGTTAATAAAGAAAATCTGCGTAACGGCTTTTTGGAACTTGACTGGAACGATGAGTTTGTGTTACAATTGAAACAACAAGGTTACGGTTTCGATGGTGATCCAGACGAAGAGATTGTAGATCGTTGGTTCAGAACATTGTGCAGAGACATTGCCGGAGAAGAAGGTGTTGATATGACCGAGAGAGGCGCTGGTTATATCAACGTTAAGAAAATTGCTGAAGGTAAATCGGAAGTTTCATGACATATATTATAGTTGATACTGCTAACACATTCTTTCGTGCTAGACACGTCATTAAAGGCGATGCTGACATTAAGTTGGGCATGGCCTTTCATATTACTTTAAACAGTATCAAAAAGGCATGGCAAGACTTTGGTGGTAGCCATGTGGTGTTCTGTCTCGAAGGTCGTTCGTGGCGTAAGGATTACTACGAGCCATATAAGCGTAATCGAAGTGATGCCCGTGCGGCACTTACTGTAAAAGAACAAGAAGAAGATCAACTGTTCTGGGAAAGTTTTGATATGTTTAAAACTTTCATCGAAGAAAAGACCAACTGCACTGTATTGCAACATAAAGAATTAGAAGCAGATGATTTGATTGCAGGATGGATTCAAAGTCATCCTAGTGACAAACATGTGATCATTTCGACAGATAGCGATTTTTATCAACTGATATCTCCCAACGTAAGTCAGTATAACGGTGTACAAGAACATCATATTACCTACGAAGGTGTTTTTGATAAAAAAGGCAAAATGGTCATAGACAATAAAACAAAAGAACCTAAGGCTATTCCCGATCCTAAATGGCTGCTTTTTGAAAAATGTATTCGTGGCGACAGTAGCGATAATGTGTTTAGTGCCTATCCTAAGGTGCGTAAAAACAAATTAGAAGATGCATTTAAAGACAAAGATAATCGCGGATTTGCTTGGAACAATCTCATGCTTCAGCGTTGGGTCGATCATAACGGTGACGAACATCGTGTACTAGAAGACTACGAACGCAATCGCCGACTCATAGACTTGTCTGAACAGCCTGCTGATATTAAAGAAAAAATCTTTGCAACTATCAAAGACAATATTGAAAAAGAAAAGAATGTCAGCCAAGTCGGAATTAGACTTTTAAAATTTTGTCAATTATATGATTTGAAAAAGATTTCAGATCAAGCACAGCAATATGCAGAACCACTTAATGCGAGGTATCATCAATGACTGAATTACATGCTAAACCCGTGATAGACGGAAAGTTTTGGATCGTAGAAGATCAAGGAAATAAAGTTGGTATTTTGAAAGTCACCGAACAAAAGAAATATGTGTTCAGTAGCAAAGACAAAGTTGCAACTTTTGATAATAAAAAGAAATTGTTCGAGACATTTGGCAAAGACTTTTTTATTTCGAGAGGGTTCTCATCTGAAAAAGAAATCGACACAGAAGTACATGGATACTCTACAAGTTCAACTCCGCACAATCCAATGTTCGATGTGCGAAAAAATTTACCATTGTTTACAAAGAGTGAAAAAAGTAAAAGCGTATATTGTGCTGGCTATTACATTATCAAATTTGAAAAAGGGTGGGTCAAGAGTTTTTGTCCTAAATTAATCACCATTGAGAGATATCCCTATGAAGGGCCTTTTAAAACAGACATTGAGATGAAACAAAGGCTTTCTAATGCAAAAAGATAATATAAACACGATAGCATTGCAAACCTTTATTAATCAAGTTCGAGGAGCAGAACTTGGTAATCAAAGGGAAATACGGTTAGACATAGCCACTGCAAAAACACTTAGTCATACATTGTCCCTAGTTATGACAAGGTTAGCAGGAAATTACGAAGGTCTAATACAGTCTGTGCAACGTGTAGAGCCAGAAGTTCAAGTAAAAATGGACGGGGGAAATTGGGACGAAAAGTAATAAATATATGCGTACATAATTTGGATACGCATAATATGAGCAGACCTAGACCCAAAATAATTTTAGAAAACATCAACAAGAATACTTTTAAAAGTAATCAAATCCTCGAGGCCGAGGCCATTTGGGCTGTCTTTTATAAAGGACAGCCTTTTAATTTGAAAAGTCAAGATAGTCTAAGCGGCTATTCTGGAAGCAAATATAAAAAAGTTAGTTTTTCAAATCCTGGACATGCACTTAATTTGGCTAAAAAACTAAACTCATTGTTTGATTCAACAGATTTCAAAGTTGTTAAGTTAACGCACGGCGAAGAAATTTAATGAATCAGGAAACCTATACTAAGATTTTTTTGAAGGCAGGCAATTTGGCCGTGACTGAAGAAAATATCTTAACGTATTCTAGAAAATGGTTTATGAATAATCGTAAAAAAGAAGAGGGCGGCTTACGATTAACAGAAGACGGTTTTGATTTTCTAAAGACAAACTTGGATCTTAGAGTTTACGAAATACCGTTTCCTGCCAGTTTGGATTTAAAACCTCAAGTTATTCTTTTTTTGGACAAGTTCATTGACTGTCCATACTTCCTTACTCCTGAAACCATTACGGTTTTGGCAGAGCGAAAAGCATTTGAACTACACTTATTTTCAGGTGATGTTCGCCAATACGGCTTAAACAAAGCCATGACTCGAAAAAAGTCTGCCCAAATCTCCTAAAAGTAGTTGACATTAGTGCCGTTTTGCCATATAATAGTGGTACTGCGAAACAGTTTTAACACACCCTTAACAGGAGCATTTAATGGCAAAAGTAGAAATCATCAACCGTCAAGTTAGCCCAAATGGTGCTAAGAACGCAATCCGCAAAGCGTTCAAAAAGAAGCGTCCAATCTTCCTGTGGGGTCCTCCAGGAATTGGTAAGTCTGATATCATTCACCAAATTGGTGGAGAGATGTCTGCCCACGTAATTGATATCCGTTTGAGTTTGTGGGAACCTACAGACATCAAAGGTATTCCATATTTTGATCCTAATCAAGGTAAAATGGTTTGGGGTAGTCCGAGCGAACTGCCTGACCAAGAATTGGCTAGTAAACATCCGCATGTAATTTTGTTCCTTGATGAAATGAACAGTGCGGCTCCTAGCGTACAAGCGGCGGCCTATCAGTTGATTTTGAATCGCCGTGTCGGTCAATACAAACTGCCAGACAACGTTCTAATCGTTGCCGCTGGTAACCGTGAAGCAGATAAGGGTGTTACTTATCGTATGCCTGCTCCGTTGGCTAACCGTTTCCTACATTTGGAAATGCGTGTAGATTTTGACGACTGGAGTCAGTGGGCTACTAACAACCGTATTCACAAAGACGTAGTGGGTTACTGCACTTTCGCTAAGAAAGACTTGTACGACTTTGATCCAAAGTCAGCAAGCCGTAGTTTTGCTACTCCCCGTAGTTGGAGTTTTGTCAGCGAGTTGTTGGAAGAAGACGACACTGACGATACCACAATGATGGATCTTGTCAGCGGTGCTGTTGGCGAAGGGTTGGCTATCAAGTTCATGGCTCATCGCAAGATTTCAAGTAAGATGCCTAAGCCTGAAGATATTTTGGCAGGCAAGGTTAAGAAAATGGATTCGAAAGAGATTTCGGCCATGTACTCTTTGACTGTATCCTTGTGCTATGAATTGAAAGATGCGGCTGATAAGAACGATAAAAAGTTCAACGATATGGTCAACCATTTCTTCCGTTTCATGATGGATAATTTTGAAACTGAGTTGGTGGTTATGGGTACCAAAGTTGCTCTTACCCAATATCAACTGCCGTTGGATCCAGACGAGATCGACTGCTTTGACGAGTTCCACGACAAGTACGGCAAGTACATTGCGGCCGCACAAGACAAAGGTCGTTAATCCAAAAAAGAAAGGGTGCAGAAATGCACCTTTTTTCTTGACTAAGTAGTCAAAAGACAGTATAATATATACATTGTAAACAGGAGCATTTATGAGTTATCTAGATCCCATCGTCGATAAAATTGTTGTAGCCCGAGTAGGCTTACTGCTACGTCATCCATTTTTTGGTAATATGGCTACCCGTATGAAACTAGTTGATGCTAGTGATTGGTTGCCCACTGCCGCTACTGACTTCCGTAACTTTTATTACAATCGCGAGTTCTTTGAAAAGATGACTCCACGTCAAGTAGAGTTTGTTGTTGCTCACGAAATTTTGCACTGCGTCTTTGATCACATGTTGCGTGTGGAAGGACGTGATCGTCAAATTTGGAATATTGCCGCTGACTATTGTGTTAACGGTTTGCTAAAGCGCGAACGTATCGGTGACGATCCTCCTGTTAAATTCTTCCATGATCGCAAGTATGACGGCTGGAGTGCTGAACAAGTATACGACGAAATCTTCAACAAGTATGACGAAGAACAACTTAAACAGTTGGGTGAAATGTTAGATCAACATTTGGACGGCGAAGGTGACGGTAAAGATGGACAGCCAAAGCACAGTCAAGAAGAATTGAAAAAGATTCGCGACGAGATCAAAGAAGCAATGATTCAGGCCGCACAAGCCGCAGGTGCTGGCAACGTGCCTGGAGAAATTGGTCGTATGATCAAAGAAATGACAGAGCCTAAAATGAATTGGCGCGAACTGTTGCGTCAACAAATTCAAAGTACTGTTAAAAATGATTTTTCATTCTCACGTCCTAGTCGCAAAGGTCAAATGACCGGTGCAATTTTGCCAGGCTGTAACTTTGATACTAGTATTGATATCTGTGTGTCTTTGGACATGTCAGGTAGTATTACTGATGCAATGGGTGCAGACTTCCTTGGTGAAGTCAAAGGCATTATGGAAGAGTTCAAAGACTTTAACATTAAGATTTGGTGTTTTGATACTCGCGTGTATAACGAGCAAGATTTTAATAGTTACACCGCAGAAGAGATTTCTGAATACGAAATTATGGGCGGTGGTGGTACTGACTTTACCTGTAACTGGGATTACATGAAAGAGCATGATATTAACCCTAAGAAGTTTATCATGTTTACAGACGGATATCCTTGGGACAGTTGGGGTGACGAAGATTATTGCGATACTATCTTTATCATCCACGGTAACGATACTATTGTTCCTCCGTTTGGAACTCACGCTTACTACGAACCACCTAGTCAAAAATGAGTTTAGCAGATAAAGTTAATCCACTCAATGTTTTGGATTGTAGGGAATTGAGAGACCCGCCGGTACATTTTCATTATCTTTATTTAGATTTGAAATACAATACCCAAAAGCATATACACGAGTGGATTAACTTAAATCTTAAAAATCGATTCTATATTGGTGAAAGCCTAGTCTTAGAAAACAATCAGTTTATTTCTAAACTTAGAATTGGCTTTGAAGAGCCTAAAGAAGCCAGTTTCTTCCTAATTGCTTGTCCACATTTAAAATACTCTTCGGTTTAGTCTGATATATAGTTGTGCCTATACATCAGAAGGAGTAATATTATGGCCGAAGACCAAAACGTAGAAACATCAGCAACAGAAGTACCCGCTCAAGAAGCACAAGCAACTGAACAAAATTATGATCTAACTGTACAAGATCTGAGTGCTATTAAAAACATTATCGATGTTGCGGCACAACGTGGTGCATTTAAGCCAGCCGAAATGCAGGCAGTCGGTACAGTATATAACAAACTTTCAGGATTCTTGGATGCTGTAAGTAAACAAGGGAGTAAGACAAATGGCTGATATTAAGCATATTGGTAGAATGAAATCTACCGGTAGAAAGGTAGTGGTCGCATATAGAACACTACCTGGAGAAAGCGACTCTGCACTTGTAATTTTTACAGAAAGCCTAACTCCTGAACAACACGATTCATTAATCAAGTTAGTTGAAGGAAATGCAGGACAAAGCGCCTACGAATTTGCAGAAGTTCTGGGCAGGTCACATTTTCCAGATGGTAGAGTCATGCTTAACCATTTGCACTTCGCTGGCAAATTAACAAAGGTCAAAACTTCCGAAGTTGAAATGATTCCTAATATTCAAGCATCGATTGACTTGGCACAACTTAATCAGATAATTGCAGAACAAAAAGGCATCAGTGTAAACGATCTTGCACTAGGTAACAGTTTTGAAAGTAAGACTGTTGGCACTGTCAACGAAGTTCCTGCTGGTAAAGCAGAGCCCTTTGAAGTTAAAGCGCCTGTGGCTGAATCAAAAGAACCTCTTAGCGATGCCGACATTGCAAGACAACTTCGTAGCCAAGCAGACGCTATGTATAAAGAAGCCGCTAAACTACGTGCTCAAGCAGAAGAACTTGCACCTTCTAAAAAGAAGGCAACTGTTAAAGAAGAGTGACTAAAGGAAAACCTTTTCCCAAAGATGTCATAGACCAGTGGCCTGAAGTCTTTGGAGAAATCAATGTTGAGGCAGTGCCGTTAGCATATTTGCATTCATTAAGAATCATCTTTAAAGGTGGAAAAATATGGGATGTTAATATTGCTGGACAGGCGCGGGCACATGGCGCAGATAATCTTGAAGAACATTTAAGAGAACTTTTATCAAACTACGAAGACGAAATCGAACATATCGATTTTCGATTAGATGTTGAAAAGGTTAAGAAGGATGTTATTAAAGAAACAACTCGCTTTCTTAAAAAAAAACGACCTAAGAAAAACGAATGATAACAGCATTGTTTGCAGTAGACAATATCGGTGGAATGGGGTTCAAGGGACAGTTATCTTGGCCTCATAATAAAGATGATATGACATGGTTTAAGACCCAGACACAGAACGAAATTGTAGTCATGGGACGTAAAACTTGGGATAGCCCCGATATGCCAAAACCATTGCCTGGAAGATTCAATGTAATATTCACTAACAATTTTTTTGACTCTGAAACTGTAGAACAAGTAAGAGGAGATGTATGCGAAGCACTCAAGGCTTTGAAACATCATCATAAAAAGAAAAAAATATTTGTTATTGGTGGTCCAAATTTACTACTACAAAGCAAACCTGTTTTAGAAAAAGTGTTTGTTACAAGAATCAAAGGCGAATTTATTCACGACACATATATCAATGTAGACGAGTTTTTACAAGGTATGACTTTAGTAAACACTATAAATCTTGGTTCGTGTATCGTAGAGGAATATAATAATGAAACAATATCATCAAGCACTAGAACACATACTAGAAAACGGAAAACAGAAGACTGATCGAACTGGTATAGGCACCATAAGCGTATTTGGCCATCAAATGCGCTTCGATCTGAGAACCGGCTTTCCTGCTATCACTACTAAAAAGTTAGCATGGAAAGCCGTTGTTTCTGAACTATTATGGTTCTTAGAAGGCAGCGGTGACGAAAGACGTCTTGCAGAAATACTATACGGCACACGAGATTTATCTAAAACAACTATTTGGACTGCTAATGCCAAGGCAGACTATTGGTTACCCAAAGCACAGTATGAAGGCGACTTAGGTCGGGTTTATGGTGTACAATGGAGAGACTTCTTTGGTGTTGATCAAATACAACAATTAATCGATGGCATTAAACGAGATCCAAGTGGACGCAGACATATCTTAACTGCATGGAATCCTGCGGAACTCAACGACATGGCTTTGCCACCATGTCATGTACTAAGTCAGTTTGATGTAACAGATGGTTATCTAAGTTGTCAGTTATATCAACGTAGTTGCGATATGTTTTTAGGTGTGCCTTTTAACATTGCCAGTTATTCATTGCTTACACACATAATTGCTCGCGAGTGCGGTTTAAAGGTGGGAGACTTTGTTTGGACCGGTGGAGACTGCCATATATACACTAATCACGTTGATGCTGTCAAAGAACAACTTGCTAGAGAAGAACGAGCACTTCCTACATTGTTTATGACAGTAAACAAGAAGTGGAACGAGTATGTTTTAGAAGATTTTGTATTAGAAAAATACGACCCACATCCTGCAATCAAAGCAGAGATGGCAGTTTAAAAACTCAAGTCTTTATCTCGTATCTCTTTAAGCCAACGGAAGTTATATTCAACCGTTGGCTTTATTTTTGAGTATAGCGTCTTAAGTTCGTCTATGCTCATACTATCAATATAGTCAATTAACTTCAATATCTTTTGTAAACGTAATTCGTGATTAGGTTCTTCGTCATAACTTTCATCCCAAAATTCACCAAATGTTTTAAATCCATGTTGACGTAAGTATGCTAATGTGCCTGCACTACTGGCAATAATAAATGGTCGGCCTGCTTTCATTGCATTGATAGTTTTTTCACTAAACATAGGAAAAGGATGTGCAAAGTTACTTTCAGTTACTATGGCACAGAAACTGTTAATGTAACTGTCGTATGGGGTAGAAGAACTGCTAGGACAATAAAATTCTTCTGTTGGTATTGTCCACATTTGATCCAATGCTACAGGTATTGCTGGCGCTGTAATATCTAGTACCCATGGGGTTTTATCGTTAAGTAAATTAACTCCGTTGATTAGTTTGACATACATGTCATGATTTGTTTGTTGCCATGCATGTATGTCAAACCAAAAAAACTGTTTAACATCATCGAATGTTGAATTATAATACCAAGACATCTTTACAGACTTGTCAGCCATGTATGCACATAGTACATGTCTGTGTACATCATATCTCCAATTGCCTAACCAGAACTTGTGTGTGATAATATTAGAATCAAAACTTTCAACTAATTTACTACTGATTTCGTATCCGTTGATATCCTTATCAGTTTCGTTTAACAGTGATACTAAAAATATTTCTTTGCTGTTAATGTCGAAACTATATTGATTGGCAACACTAGAAGTATTGCCCTCACAGGTATATACAGTGACATTGGTTAATTTGTTGTGTGTTACAAACTGTTCTATACTTTCAAATTCAGTTACATAAAAGTCTTTATCAGACTCAAATCTAAACTGTAGATAATCTGCACTGTATTCCTTGTTCTGGCTTACATAGAATTTTTTTGCAGGTCGTAGATCAACTACAGTAGTTTCATATAGATAAATTTTTAAACCTATTTTGTTTAGGTAATCAACTGTATCGTTGCTATACTGTAATGTTTCAAATTGTTTAATAGAGCCCATGCCAGTGTATAGCAAATGCGGGCTTGTTTCTTTATCTAGGATGGTATCTCTGTAATAATCGTTATAGTAATCGAGAAAGGAATACGACTCTGTAATATCTCGTTCGTTGAATACTGTACCATCTTCTAATAGTAAATTTCGTGTTCCGCGAATTCTTGGGTATAAATTTTCATATACTACACAAAAATAAGTTTCGTCTCGTTCGTTAAATTGTTTTACCATACTTTACTAATAGATCGTAGAATTCAGGAAAAGTAGTTTTAAAATCTTCACCTCTAATTTGATCTCGTTTATTTACTTCCAAAACAAAGGTATTCCAATCAAGATACGTTTGTTCATTTAGATGTGCAATAACTTTGTCTTTTTGTATACTAGAATTAATACTTAATTTTTTAATAATTTCTTGTCGAACTTCTGTTGGTATAACATGCACTGACAGATGATTAGGATCATATAAGATATGAGCATAAAATGGTATGCCTAACTCAGTTGCTAGTTCTTCAATTTCGTCAATATAAAATACATTATAGACACTGATGGTGCAGGCAATAATCACATTAAAATTAGAAGTCATTACTTTTAAATTGGCATATACTTCATCCCAATTACCCGGGTGACGTATGTAATTAAATCTATCACCTGTTGCGTCAATACTTGCAAAAATTTCTACTTCGTTAAATTTATTTAAACTATCTGGTAACTTCATTGTACAGTTGGTGTTCATGCTGACCTGCACGGTCGGATCTAATAGTTCTAAAATTTTATTTGTACTTTTTAATAAAGTCGGTTCGCCTCCAGTAAAATGTATTTCTTTTAAATGTGGCATTACATCTTGCTTAAAACTTTTAAAAAAGTTGCTAGTATCTGGCTCTAAATATATAGGGTTTTTAATTCCGTCAGATTTTTCTATTTCGTTAACCCACATACTACTTTCTCCAGGGCCGCATGTCCTGCATTTAAGATTGCATGTATTTCCAAGTCCAACAAATATTTCTTCTATTCTTGGAGACGTTGTTATTTCTTCAGTATTGTAATCGCTTGTTGATATATTTTGCAGACGTAAACTTTCTGCACCGCTTTCCTCTAATTTCCAACATTTATCACAATGGGGGTCTTTAATGCCATTTTTTAAATTTGTTCTAATATTTTCAAATTCACTACTATAGAATGCTTCATTTGCAGTAGCAGTATGTGTGGTTAGATTAGAAAATTCAGTACCATTACAACAGACCTTATACGTTTGATCTGCTTGTATCATTATAGTTCTAAAAGGCCACGAACACCATGTCATGATAAAGGTCCTTTTAAATTTTTTAATAGATTAACATTGTGTTGGATAATATCTTCCATATTAGAGTACCATACTTTTAATTGGTCCATGTCCATGCTGTTGATATAATCAATTACTTTGAATATTTTTAATAAACGCATTTCGTGATTTTCTTCACTGTCATAGTCTTCATCCCAGTAACGTTCAAAAGTTTGAAATCCTAACTTATGCATATATTCTAACGTCCTAGGCGGACCTACAATTATAAAAGGTCTTCCTAGTTTAACTGCGTTCATAACTTTTTCACTTACAATGCCCGTTGGCAATGCAAAGAAACTTTCAGTAACTACTACACAAAAACTACGCAAGTATGCTTCGTCCATTCTATAATCACTAGGACTGCCTTGCGATCCATTTGGATATTTTAAGTAATCAACTTTACCAGTCAGTGATGTAGTTTTACAAGTCTCATTAATCTCTAACGGCGTTTGAACATTTAATATTTCTGCACCTGTACGTATAGTATCATACAATGGAAATTTTGTTATATCAAACCATAAGTTTTTTTCTAAAGTATCAAATTTACTTTTATAATACCATGAGTAATTCCCGGGCTTGTCTATTAGGTAACTCATAACTAGATGTCTAGTACTGTGATATCTCCAGTTAGGACATGCGAATTTTGTATCAATTAAATCTATAGGATTTTCTATTTGTTGTATAGGGTAAAGATCCTCTTTAGGAAAATCTACCATAGATGCTAAATGTAAATCCCGACAACGTAATTTAATGTTAGGATACTTGCTTTGTATAAATTCAATGTTATAATGGCAAGTGTTTACTGTTACATTAGTTAGGTTATTCTGTTCTGCAAATTTACTAATCGACTCTAGTTCGTAACATTGTAAAGTATCATACTCTGACTCAACACATTCAAAAATCATTGATGAGCCATAACTTTCTATAATTGTGTCAATTAATTTAGAATCTTTTTCAAGTTTAAAATTAGGGCGCGGTGATAACTTTTTAGCAAAAGTCAGTGTTTCATACAGGTATATATTTAGGCCATTGTTGTTTAGATAATTTTGAGTTTCGTTATCAAGTATACGATCTTCTAATTGAGGAATATAACCCTTTGATCCAAATATCATGTGCGGGGTTGTTTCAGTACCTACCCAAGTAGGTGCTATTGCCCAACGATAAAAATGAAAATAGTAAGCCTTATCTTCATCAAATACTTGTGTACCATCTACTAGAGTAACACAAGGCTTGTCAAATAATTTTTCATATAAGACAAAGTTATCGTAAGCAGTTGGGCTATATCCGTCCTGATACATTATGCGTCCTCAATAATCCTATTCATTTCTGAAGGAATATTTACACGGCTTTGAAATTTTGAACAAGTAATTGCGCAAGTAATAACACGGCCACTGCTGTAATCTTTTGTCCAACTGTCTTGTATAGCATTAAAGAAACCGCCATTTAGAATGTCGTGCCACTGATAATTTTTAAGATTAATTTTATCATCACCGTATGTACGCCATAAGTTTAACCAACCATCATGCGTTGGTAATCCGTCTGTTACATATAGGCCAGCGGCAAGGTAACAGCATGGCCATAATCTTCCTTGATGGTCAATGTATACGCTTTGATATGTATTTTTTACATGACAATCAATGCAAGATGTATTTGATTGTTCTTTTAATTCTTTAAGGTTTTTAGCAGTTCTATCAATTACCACAGTATGTGTTAATGCCGCATCATCTGGCGGTTCGATCTTTGTATCAGATTTGTTAAAACGTTCTGCGCCAAGTACTGCATCTAATGCAAATCTATGACTAGGTTTCATCATAAATTTAGCAAAGCCCATTTCTGTTGCTAATGTTCTTGCTTGTTCTACTTGATGTTGATTATGTTTGAAAGCAATAAATTGCCAAAATGCTTGTCCGCCTGCGTCAATGAATGCACGAGCATTGGCCATTACTTTATCCCACTTTACATTAACTCTGTAAATGTGATTGGTATCTTCTAAGCCGTCGATGGCAAATACTACCTCTGACTTTGATCCAAGTACAGTGCCTAACTGTGTCCAGAACTCGGGACTCTTCATTCCGCCGTTAGTACTAACTTTAATAAACATGTCGGGATTCTTTTCCCTTACAAATTTACATACTTCTAAAAAATTAGGAGCAGTGCATGGATCACCAATATTACCAGTGAAGTAGAATATTTTTAATTTCTGATAAACTTCATCTGGAATATTTTCAAAGAATGATATGTCTAGATAAGTTTCGTTTATCCAGTCTTTGGTAGGCTCTTTAAACTCTCTAATACATTGAGGGCAGGCAGCGTTACAGATGCTACTGTTTTCGATTTGGATTTCAATTAAATCAGTTGTGTAAAAAGCCATTGTCATCCTCAAATATAATTGCTTTATCTCTATGCTTTTCTAACGATTTTTTAATTAGTGCATTGTGTTTGTCTCGGTCAGGTGTTCCTAAGAAACACAGACTTACTTTATCTTCTCCGCAGAATTCTGCTCCATGAAAATAATGATCTTCACAAAATAGATATGCCGGTAATTCTTTACTAATGTGTGTATAAGGAATACGTTCGCTTTCTCTAGTCTTGCTAACAAAGAAACTTTGATAATCAAACTTTGTCATTTGAATATTATATCGTCTAGGCTCAGTGTTTAACTCCCATAAGTTAGGAATATTTCTAACATCATTTACACCATGAGTATCTACATGGGAAGTTGATAGTGCATTTTGTTTCATAAAAATACAAATAGGATTAAGGATAGGTATTTGATTAATCATGTCAACTACTTCAGGAAACAGTTTATCAAAGTCATTTGCATATTCAACCTTGCCACCGTAGTTGGGGTTTTGCCTGTTAAAAATTAAATTGCGAATTTTATCAGGGTCGTTCCAATCTTTACTAGGCATACGCCCTAGAATAGGAGATACGGTCCATGGATCAAATCTTGGACTTGGTAAATGTAACATTGACGGGAACTGATACTCTCGAACATAATCTAAAATTTTCTGTTCATCAGGCAAAGACACATCAATGTCAACGGGCATACATGCTATAGTCATTTTGTTTCTTCTAAAATCCTATCTATTAAATCGTTTGGGTAGTTTTTACGAAAACTGTTAAAAGCAATTACTTGTAACTGTGTAGCAGGGTAATCTATATCAAAGTTTATATTATATTTTTCTAATATAGGATACAAATTTTCTCTACGTCCACTGCTAATTTGTATGTTCATGTTGGCAAAACTATCGTAACCTGTATCAGCATCGTAACAATAAAACCAATTCAATGGTACTAGTGATCCGTTGCTTACTGTCCAACTGTTTGGATGCAGACTTAGTTTAACAATGTTTGCTAGACGCATTTCTTTAATACGTGCTATCCATTGTTCTTTCCAATTAGGTAATACTGCTTCGTAATTACCTGCATGTATTCCTTGCATGAGAAAGTCATCACCTGGCCAACGATAAACTATAGTTCTCGATGTTTCATCTACATCTACTATTTCTAACACAGGCATTGTTTCTTTTGCCCTAGCATGGTATTTTAATTCTTTACGAAATCTGTCTTCTAACAGTGCATCAGTCCACTGTGCATTTTCTTCCTCAAAAGGATGATAGCGTATATCACGTTGAAATTTTTGGCAGTAATGTTTTCCCGATGGACTAACATAAGCACTGTAGACTAAATTGCCGCGAACAGTTTGACCGTTTTCGGTGTTCCAATATAGGCTCCAGTTTGAAGTATCAATCATGTTTTTTGTGATAAATTATAGTATACTATATTTATAGACCATATGATCCGCGGAATAAATTCTCTACCTTATATTAACTTAGACCTTCACATTGACGTAGAGGGCTTCTCAGCATTGCATTATGAAATATGTAAGGGACTTGTGTTGGCAGAACATAAGAAAGAAGGCAACATGGTCAAGCCTGCGGCTGTGGAACAATATAAGTTTGAATTCAAACCTCTGTTTAAAGCACTGGAAGAATATCATGCACTGCCGGATGATCACGAAATTAAAAAGATAGGTATTGAAATTGGAGAATACAATAACCGTGACAAGTTTATGCTGTTCTTGAAACTTGCCATGGGCGCATACGATCCGTATCAGTTTGTGTTCTTAAAGACAGAAGACGGTGGCTGGGAAACTAGATTTGAAGAAAAAGCGTGGACTGCCGATGCTATTAATTATTTTCCAAAAGTAAAAACATGGATTGAGCAAGAAATACAAGATAAAGTTTTTAAAACTATTGGACGTATTATTATTTTTAAAGCAGAACATGATTGCAAAATGCAAGTACATAGAGACTTGCTAGAAGGCGAAAGTGACTATTATCCACACAGGCATGAGTTTATTCACTTACGTCCTAACTTAGATAAACCGTTTTATATACAAGATCCTGAAAAAAATACTGCTGTTCCTGTAAAAAGTCGTGCTTGCTTCTTTAACGACTTAGATTGGCATTCAGGCGGTAGTAGTAAGGTGCAGACTTACAGTATGAGAATCGACGGTGTGTTTTCAGAAGAATTTAGAAAACAAGTAGGCATTGATCATTTAGATCAATACTAATCAAACAATATTATTTGCAAACTAATCTTAGGAACAAATCCTAAATTTGCGGCGGCATGCCACATATTAGCATCTGTAAATTCGTACATATCTCCTGCACGATACTCTTGTAATACAGAATTATCATAGGCAAATACATGACCCATTTGATGATCTTGACAAGCCATCCAGAATCGTTGTACATTTTTTTCAGTTTTAAAATGGTCAACATGCATAGGAAAGAAATCGCCAGGATTTAATTTGCTAAACCACCACTTGTATTTTCTGCCAGTAGTACTAATAGGCAAATCAATATGATCTCTATTAATATGTTGATTATAGAAAAATTCCCAGCCTAATTTTGATAAATCGTAGCCAGCACTTTGCCACTGTGTTAAAGTGATATCTTCATATCCTTCTATATTTGTCTTAGGTCGGCGTTCGCCTTTATTGACCATTATAGTCGTAATAATTTCCGGATCAATCCAACTAGAAAAGTTTCCTACGTAATTCATAATATTACCTTTGTAATTGGTATATCAGCGGCGCAAGTACAAAAGTTTCTGTCACAAACAACAGGATCAACAGGTTGTAAAAACGTGTTTTCATAAATGTTACCTAAAGATCCGCCAACACGACATGTAGCACGGTGTACTTCACCGTCCCAGTTTATCATTAGACTTTCTATACCTGCGTTACAACTCCAATCTTTATATTTGTTTAGATGCAATTTAATAACATCGTTGGCGTGAATAACTTGTGTATCATCTACTACACAATTACCCTGCACAGTCGATTCCATTTCTTTTAACAATTCTAAATCGTTTGCGTTGTAACGCATGTCGTCAAACAGGTCTCGATCACCTTCAGTCCAACGTATGCGGCGAACTGTGTTAGGAATGTGCGCCAACAAACACTTAGCACGTAATTGTACTACAGCAGGCATATAATCGTGATGCGCCATAATTTGTGCTATAACTTTCTTAGTTGTCGAATCAACAACACTTTCTACAGTATTAAAAACACGCTTCCAATCGTATTCTAAATGTATGCTGAACACAATTTGATCTGCCTCTAATGCTGAATAAAATTCATAAGGCAGTGTACCATTGGTTGTTACGCTGACCCATGTAATGCCGACATGTTTACAATACTTGACTAGTTCTAGAAATTTAGGATGTACACAGGGTTCGCCGCCTGTAAAACTAAGACGTACAGGCTTGCCTAATGTCATTAACTTGTCTACAGTTTTCTTAAGTATCTCTATATCTGTATGCGGACTTGTATGGTCGTGTATACTTGACGGACAATAACTGCAATCATAGTTACAGCGTTTGCCAAGATTCCATTCAATCTTAATGCTACCTTGATGCGGCCAACGACTGGTAACTTTATACATACGATTTAAACTCCGGTGTTACATCTGTAAAATTTTGTTTACGTGTAACATCTAATTTACGATTAAATTCAATACAGTCCTGCCATTTGTCGTGTTGATCTTTTGCTTTTAAGAAGTTGATAACACCTTGTATTTGTCCTAATGTGATATCCAATAATGCCGGCTGGTCCTTAACTAGTTTAAAATTAGGAACACGTAGTTTAACTTGTTCGAGTCGTTCTATGGCTAACTCTTTTAACTCTTGAGGCAATACTTGTGGGCACAGAGCATTTGGATAGTTAACCATGTTTGTGTAAAAGATGATGCCAAGTTTATCTAAAAATTCTTCAATCATCTTATCGAGTATCAATATATTACTAACTTGTACTGCAACTGCTCCAACAATTCGTCTAACATTTGGTATTTGTTTAATAATGCTTAGGTTATCCACCACATCTTGATAATCGCCGTTACCTCTAATATAAGAATACGAGTCGCCTATGCCGTCAATAGACACGTTAACAGCAACACTTCTAAAGTGTGGCCAATAATCGTGAATGGTTCTACCACCCTTAATGCCTAGTGTTGTGCCGTTTGTAGCATACTTAATTTCAATGTTAGCCCCATAAGATTTTAACATATCTAAAATCTTATAGTGTTGTGGATCCATTAACGGTTCGCCGCCTGCGAACTCTACACGCCTAAAATAAGGAAGTAGTTTTTCAAAACTTTCCCACCATCCTAGATTGTCTTCAAACTTATCCAAGTATGGTTTATTAACTAAGTTAAGATCCTTGATTGCCTTGACCATAAAGTTACCTTCTTTTTCATAAAAAGGTTCAACTTCCTTCCAATCATTCCAACTTGTACTATCCATAGGATGACACATACGGCATTTAAGATTGCACAAGTTGTTTAATTTAATTTCCATTGTAGGAATTTCAAAAGGCATTGTATAGTCGCTATTTAAAGACAGTAATGCATTTGGATACAGTGTTACACGACTTTCAGGTATACGTGGTTCGATGTGACGTTGACGTAGACTTTCAACACCATTTGACTCTGCTAGTTGGCAAGCGTGACATTCTTTTGGCCATTCGTTGTTCAATACCTGTTTACGGATACGTGTCATTGTATCGTTGTTCCAAATTTCTTCAAGTGTTTGTTCTTGTATCCAACCCACTGGATGACTGCGACAACAGGCTTGAATAGCACCGTCCTCCCTAGTAGCAAGTCCTGTAAAAGGATGCATACAAAATGTTTTACTGTTACTCATGTTCTGCTAAGTGCCTAATAAGTGGAGCAATGCCTACAGGCTCACTATTCTTTAATGCTAGATAGATACTGTGTGTAGGTGTTAAATCGAAGTCTTTACAAACTTGTGCATTTAATTTTCCATAAGTGTTCCACAAATAATCTGTGGGAAACTTACGAATAAAATGTAAACCTATCTTTGATAGTACACGACAGTTCATATTAAAGTCATTCATTATCGTAATAGCATCTGGTTTAATCTCTTTAGTCCATCTTAGTCCTATTCGATTCCAACCGAGACCAAGACCTTTGCTAAGACTGATGCCAACGGATCTAATAGCCACATGGTTAAAGTCAAAAGTAACGTCACGGCAACAACTAATCCAAGCACCGTCAATATGTACTGCAATGTTTTTAATTTTACACTCATGTAAAATCTCCTCCATGTCTTGATGTGGAGCACCAATGTTAGGAAACGGCATTGCTATAATTAAGGGAATATCTGGAATTAGCGAGCCCACATCTTTAACATACGCTAATCCTAATCTTTCATGGTATCTATAATCGCCACGCAAGACCTGTACAGGACCTTGCATATACAAGTTATCAATAAATTGAGTACAGCCAATAATGATATCTTTACGTGTAAATGTATCAATACCGGTCAAGGTGTTTAACTTAGATCCAACTAACCATGACTCACATTGTTCTTTAAAATCTGCATACACTTGATCTGATATATCGTGACTCCAATTGCCGTGTAGGATCTCTTGAATCTCGGACTCAATGTACCTATCCGAAAGAGGCTTGGGTCTTTCTACTTGTAAAAACTTTGGCGAATAATCTGTTGCTATTTTAATCTGCATGTAGGATATTTATTGACTTTGTGTCAGCATGAGTGTATATTATAACATCACTACGATAAGTAATCAACATGAATGAAAAAATAACTAAAATAATTAAAATTGTTGAAGAAAAAACAGGATCCAAAACATTCTGTGCATTGCCGTGGATTCATTTGGCTACAAGGCCAAACGGTGATGCTAGACTGTGCTGTGTTACCAATGCCAGTGGTGCAGAAACTGGAGATCATACTGTTGGGCTAGTTAAGAATGTAAATGGCAAGCCTGCTAACTTTGGCGTTGACTTGCCGTTAGAGGCATTCAATAATGAATATATGCAAAGTGTTCGTAAGACCATGCTGGCCGGACAAGTGCCTGCAAGTTGCACTAAATGTTTTGAAGAAGAAACAAACGGTGTGTTTAGTAAGCGCATGTGGGAACTGTACGAATGGATTGAAGACGGCTTAGATATTGAGCAGTTGGCCAAAGATACTAAAGAAGACGGTACTATTCCTGTTAAAGTTCCTTACTGGGATTTAAGACTAGGGCATAACTGTAATTTAAAATGTGTAATGTGTAGTCCGCATGATAGTAGCCGTTGGGTACAGGATCACAAACAACTAACTAGCATTACTAAGAGTCCTATTATTCTTAAACAAGTAGAATGGCATGCCAGCGAATTTAATAACTACTGGTATGAAAAGCCTGAGTTTTGGGATCAAGTGTTTAGTCAGATTCCGCATATTAGGCAACTATACTTTGCCGGTGGTGAGCCATTAATGATTAAAGAACACAAACGGTTCTTAGAAGAAATTATACGCAGAGGCTATAGTAAACAAATCAGTTTGCGCTACAACAGCAACGGTGTTCTTATTGATCAGAACATGATAGATATTTGGACTGAGTTTAAGCAAGTTCGATATGCGTTTAGTATCGATGACATGGATCAACGCAATCATTACATACGTTATCCTGCTGAGTGGACCGACATCGAACGTGCATTAAGAATGTTGGATAATACTCCTGCACACATTCATACTAGTATTGCGTGTGCTGTACAGGCACTGAATATTAAAAATGTAACAAATTTTGCCAAGTGGAAACTAGAGCAAGACTTTAAGAAAATTAATAAATTCAAATTTGAAGACTTTGAATCTGGCGGCGGCATTATTAATATGCACTTGCTGTATATCCCCACATTCCTGAGTGCTAGAATCCTGCCCGCAGAAGACAAGCAACAGGTGCGTGAAAATTTTATGGAGTTTAAGGACTGGTTATGGAACAATTATCGACAAGACGACAATTTTTGGAAGGTAAACCCGTATGGCTGGAAACGATACGAGGCTATCTTGAAGTTTGTAGAAGCACAGGATCACAGCCACTTGCTACCAGACTTCCAAGAGTACATGAGAAACCTAGACAGGATTCGAGGAACTGATAGTAAAACTGTGTTCCCAGACTTAGCGCATTTATTATGATACCAATAAAAATAATTTCTCCTAAAAAATTAAAAGTAATTTGGCAAATAACTACCGCCTGTACCTACAAGTGTTCTTATTGTCCTACTGAGTTGAATCAAGGTAAAAGTCATCAAATTAATTTAGATGAATTACAAACTTTTTTAGATAAGATTAAAGATAGAAATCCAGTGTTTAGTTTCACTGGGGGAGAACCTACTGTTCATCCACAATATTTAGATATACTGAGCGAGTTAAAAAAGCGTAATTTTAGTGTAATCTCAGATAGTAATCTTTCTAGAACTGTTAGATTCTACGAAGAAGCAACACAATTGGTCGATAATTGGAACGTGACCTTACATCCTAGTGAACACACATTGGATTTAGATAAAATTAAAGCAATATCACATTCCAGTTATGCTGTTGTCTATTTGATGGCGGATCCAAGACATTGGGAGTTATCTATGTCTTGGTTCGAGGAACTAAAGAAAATTCTAAGAATCAAAATTATTATCTTAAAACCTCTTAATAACTGGAGTAACTCTGGATGGTTCTACCATGACTATACACAGGAACAATTAGACTTTTACGAAAATACTGCACCCATTTTAAATTTTACTCAAGAAGAAGTTAGACAAGGGCTGATAAAATATAGTTGGTTGCAAGATCAAGGCTCAACAATCATGTGGAACGATGGCTCTATAGATAGGTTAGACCCTGATCAATTAATGAAGAATGATTTAAATAAATTTCAAGGATGGGATTGCGAAGTTGGCAGTGAGGTTATTGTAATTAATCCAACCAGTAATATTAGTTTAGGTACATGTGGAACTAGACATTTGGGAAATTGGAACAATTTTACAATCGATATGCTAGGGCAATCGTTTTTGTGCCCCAGAGAATACTGTCACTGCGGTACTGATATCAAAGCAACCAAGACCAAGCAATGAGATTTGCTCGTATAGATTTAACAAAAACTACATACAATGTTACATTGGATGCACACTTATTGAATCCAGTGCCTGTTGACGAAATCAACAGAGTTTATAAAGCATATTGCCTGCATAAAAATTTTAAAAGTATCATGCCAATGGTACCTGGTAGATTCTTAGTTCCAGGCACTGAGGTATTTGGTTACTACGAGCAAGATCGATTAATAGCATGGAGCATGTATCGTATTTGGGATAACGAAAGCATTGTTATAGACCATCATGCATGGGATTATCGCAATCCTAAACTAAGACTAGGTTTAAATAGTTTGCAGAATGAATGTGCAATCTACCGAAATCGAGGATATCGATTTATGTACTTTGAATCAATTGAGTCCTATATGTTCAAACTACAAGGTTTTGAAATATTAGGTGTTTGATTCAAACCGCCATCTAACTACATCATTGTACATATCATCATTCCAGTTGATATAATATCCACCGCGTTCTAAAGAACGGCTGGCTTCATTAATACTATGCAATCTTTGTACAATAACAATATTATATTTTCCGTTATTAAATTTAATGCCGTGAAATGATTCCTCAATGCTTACATGATCTTCTAATAGTACTAAGTCCTGAGGAAGAAACTGTTTGTTGAGTTGTTTGATGTCTTCTGCAAACTTAATAGGATCTACATCGTCATCGCAAACAAATAGTACAGCATGATCATTATCATCCCATGCTGTTAATTTTTCTACTATGTCTTTTACATAATCAGATGTGCGAATAAATTTAACTTGATTCTTTAATATTGCAGACTTTGCAAAAGGACAAATAGGCAAACTGTTTAACAAATCATGTGGAACTGATAATACTTCTTCTACCCATTTGGTTAGATATTCTTCATACTCCATAATCACGTTGACCTCCACTACGTTTAACATCTAATGTAAGACAATGCCAGCCGCCATCCCAGAAGAATCTGTTACGTAACGGACATACAATAGGAGTAATGCCCTTTGACTCTAATAGTTTAAGTAACTCAGGGTTGTCGCTGTTAACTACAACATGTCGGTCATCAATGACTAAACAATTTAAGTCAAAAATAGTTTCTTCGCAGAATCCTGTCCAGTTAGGTAAGAAACTTTCAACAAATTCAGTGAACTGATCATTGCTCTCTTCTCCTGGAACCCACCAATTCCCTCTATTTTTATCTCTTAGTTTGTACCACTGCTTAACGTTATCCCAGTTAGGATCATTAAAGTAGATTATTTCCCAACCTGGGAATAACTTTTCGTAGCCTTTGAACCAAGGACCTGCAATCACTACTCCTTCCTTGACTACACTAAAGATACCATCTAGATGGCCGCCTATGCAAACATCTTTATAAGAGAACTGAGGATAACGCTCATTCAGAAACTCCAGGATGTCGGCGCTCTGCCATAAGTCGACCATACAGGTGGTACCTATTCGTGTTAAGTTAGGACTACAAAATCCCATTAAACTCATTACATTGGGGTCAGGATTTTTAATAAAGTAATCTTCTGGTAACCCTCTGTCTTTGGCTGCGGCAATAAGATTTAACTCACTACGTTTAAACTCCATCTTGCCGTTATAGATACTAAGATCAATCTGATCCTCGCCAAACCATTCTATAAATTTTTTAACATATCCTTCTACTTCAAAAGTTCTATCAGTAATTAATAACTTATTGCCCATTACTATACTATCATCTCTGACTTGTAATGGGCTAGTAGGGATCATATTCTTTTTAATGAGATCGGGTCTACCACTGGCAAATCCCATCTTACCATTAACATCCACATAGTCAAGTATACTATCTTTGTAACCTAACTCCTTGGGCAATGCTTGCAATACCTGCACACCGTGACTTTTTAATTGACTTTTAAAGTAATCGATATCTTCGTTAGTTTCGTCAACAATCTTTTTAAGTACACTAGCAATTCTATTATTTTTTACACCATCGAAAAAAGTAGAGTCATAGACACTACCAACAATAACTGCTTCTAACTTTTGCAACTCATCCCAACTATTTAATTTAATTTTGTCCATCTGGCCAATCCCTGTAATATGCGTGTTGGATGTTTCCCGACACAAATTGATTAAAACTACGGTGTTTGTCTTCGAGTTCACCTTCTAACGGTGCTACACGTTGGAATGCTGTTTCTAACTGTGCCATATTATTGAACTCCATCATAATATGCCACTCAGGAATATCCATACTACGAAATCCCATTTTACATCTAGTAATTCTATAACTTACCATCTTGTCTTCATCAACTAAGTGATCAAGAAAAGATTTCATGTTGTTGACCCAGTCCAGGTCGCTGATGTCACCCTGTTTGTCTGCCCAGATGTGATAGATATCCATTATTGTTTTTCTGCCCATGCACGTTCAGAACACCAAAAACATTTGCCACACTTAGGCACATATTGTCCTGGTATATAAGTTTCATAAGTTATTTCATTAAACTCGCCTTCACAACTTCTAGTTTGATTGTATAAATCTAAAATATCTAGACTCTGATATTGTTTATAGATCCAACTCTTATCAACAAATCTAAAAGGGTGAGAACTAACTTTACCCATATGTGTTGTTATCATCTTCTTAACGTTATTTGGCACAGGTTCAATATCACGACGGCTCATTGATCCCTCGATTTCAATATCTGGATTATGTGTTACTGCATTAAAGTAAGCATCTACGTCTTCTTTGTGCCCAATGTATTCAGCAAATGCTCTAATTTCAATAATATCTCCGCTATTAAGTTCGCCATACTCATCGACTATTGTGGGGCCTTTATTTCCCCATTCAAAATCAGGTGGTAAAAAGTTTTCATGTCTTACAAATCGTATGTGTCTAAATTTCTCTAAAAGTGCAGTATACACATCTAAACTGTTGTACCGTTGCCAAGGACGAGTTTTCCAGCAACGTACATGCGTGATAATATGAACAGTGATATCATAATTGTTCTTTTGAATTAAGTCGCATAATAAGTAAGCAAGTAGTGCAGAATCTGCGCCGCCACTGACACTAATAGCAATGTTTTTCCAATCTTTATCAAGTGGAAAATAAACACCATCTATTTCGTGCAGGATATTGGTGTAGGGTGTTAAATCGTACAACTGTTTTATATTCATATAGGTATTTAAATGTTAAAAAAATTAGACCATGCATTTCCGATAGACCCAATTATAGAACAAGTTAAAGCATTGCCCTATTTCGAACGGTATATCCAATTAAATGAAACTGCTGAAGGGCGTTTATTTAATGGGCCGTATCAAACCAAACCTGAGTTCGTAGGAACTCCACTGGGCAATGTTTTAGAAGCGTTGGGCAATGTAGGCGAAGCACGATTGCTAAAGTTAAAAGCCGAAGAAAGTTACATGGCGCACTGCGATCCCGATGATCGGTTACATATGAGTATTATTACCAACGAGTATTGCAGGATCATAGACTTAGAAGAAAATCAGATGTACCATTTACCAGTAGACGGAACTGTGTGGTCAATGAACACCGGTAACGTACATGTTGCTAGTAACTTTGGAGCACATGAGCGTATTCATTTAAACATCAGAGTACTGTTGCCAGATGTTACAGACGGGTGGGTTCGCTTTACTGTAGAAGGCGGTGACTATGATTGGAAACACATTATTCAAATCTCCATTACACGATGGATGAATCGTGCCCTTAAAGAAGGCAAGATGACTGGTATCAAAAAATTAACTGACAGAGAAATGTTAGTAAATCCTCGAGACCAAGCGGCCATGGATGAACTTGTTCGTATAGGAGAACAAGCAGGGTTTATCATTAAGACATCAACTGTCTAAATTTTGTCTTTCTAAGAATTGATCACCTGGGCGAGATATTTCTGCGCTTTGGCCACAAATCCTAGCACACATGATTAATTTCTTAGTAGTCCAGTAAGTTTCCCAAACAGATTGCCACACATCTGAATCGATTACATTCTTAACACCAACTGTTACTGCACTAGTGTCTCCCAAATCAGCAACTAACTCAGAATGCTGACGTTTTATCTCGTAACGTAAAGATGCGTTTACATTATCATAATCATATTGTGTATAAGGAATACTTGCAAGCCAACAGCAAGGCATAATATTCTTGTAAGCATCTATATAGATCTCTTTATCGTTTTGAACTTTACATTTAATTTCTAACGGAAGTACAGTGGTCTTGTAGTTGTTAATCATATCCTTACTGATAAAATGCATCTTGTTATCTGTAGGAGGTTCAATGTAATGCGTTACATCACCATGTTTGTCAATCACTCTATATTTAGGCTCTCCTAAAAATCTACTAGAGTTTTTAAGAGTGAATACTGCAAAATTCATTGCTTTAGCAATGCGTCTTGCTTCTTCTTCTTGATGCTCATTGTGTTTAAATTTAATAAATGCCCATTCGGCTTTGCCGCCGGCAGTGATAAATGCTCGAGCATTTTGAATAACTTTGTTGTAGTTAACTCCGACTCTATATAACGGTAGTGTATCCTCTAACCCGTCTAGTCCAAATACCACCATGTGATTCTGAGGCAAACTTTGTGCAAGGTCTTTCCACCATGCAGTATTGCGTAGTCCACCGTTGGTATGAATGTTAATAACTAAATGTGGATTTTGAGGTACTATCCATTTGATCATATCTAAAAAATCGTTGTTCAACAACGGGTCACCAAAATTTCCGCAGAAGTATATGCCTTGCACTTGAGCAATCACTTCAGACGTAAATATATCTTGAAAATCTTTAAGTGTCCAATTATTAATTTTTAATAAAGGATTGTCTTGTCCGCCATGATAATTTCTAGCACACATTGGACAACTGGCTTGGCAGTTATTGGTTATTTCTAAATGGATAGTACGAAGTTCGTTAAATTTAAACATGTCATGATATTTACTTTTATTTGTCACCGTGGTAAAATAAAATAAGTATATTATGACCTTTAACTTTAGCAAAGACCCTTTACCAAATTCTAGACAATATTTGTTTAGTGATGCCAAGTGTTTAAAACTTGACTTACCTGTTCCGTTTGAAGAAATGGCTGAAGAGGCCAAAGCACTACGATCAAAATTTATTCTTTATAGAGATAACGACGGGTACGATCATAAAGGATGGTGGAGTTTGCCAATACACGGACTAGGTTTAGACAAACCTATGAGTTGGGATGCGTATGGATACGCTAACGCTAATGAGGCGGCTAAAGACTTACACTGGACCGAAATCGCCGATCAGTGTCCTATAACTGTAAATTGGCTTAAGAATATATTTCCTAGTAAAAAATACGGGCGTGTAAGATTTATGTTGTTAGAAGCGGGCGGATATATTTCTTTACACAACGACAGTCCAATAAGTTGTCCAGAGCCGATAAATGTGGCACTGACTAACCCACCGGGATGTAACTGGATATGGGGAACTGGCGATATTTTAGACTTTCCGCCTGGTACTGCGTATGCTATGAATCTCAATTATGAACACAGTGTTTATAACAACAGCAACGAAGATCGTTATCATTTAATTATACATCATCATGATTCAACTCCAGAATGGAAAGACATGATGACCACTGCATTGGAAAAACAAGATGAATCAGGTTATTTTTATCACAGTCAAGACTTATACTAACAGCGAATGGTTAGACAAAAAGATGCTACAGTTGACGTTGGCTGGTCAACATCAATTGTGCGAAGGAAAGTACCCTATGCATGTTGTAGACAACTATGAAGACATAGCACAATATCTAGATCAAGCAGATTGGTTGTTTGTTGAAACGGCTGGAGATATTGTTGTTAATCGTGATCATCTCTGGGAGAAAATACGCAACATGCCAGACGATGTTGGACTTATGGGACATTTAATGTGGTATCCTGAAGATCGCACTCCGCACTTGCACGAACAATGTTTTATACTTAATACTAAAATTTTTAAAGACTGTGATTTAAATTTTAAAAATACATATACAGACAATGGACCTGCATTTATTAGAGGTCAGGGAGATATGAACGACGGTCATGCTCCGTTAAGCATTGGATTATCCGAAACTGTTGTAACAAGAGATATTGGATTTGGGACAAAAGTCATGGAACATTCGTTGCTAAAAGGTTATAGGGTAGTTAACTTTGATGCTGAATGGAGGTATCCAGATTTTCATAAAGATTTTGTAGCCATAGATGATTTAGTAGAAAATTTAGAGTTGGACAAAGACAGATTTAAACTTGCCGCAAGGGGATATTGTTATCCAACAACTGGTTCAGAACTATTTGAAGAATGTTTAAAAACACTCACAGTTTCTTCCGAATTAGAAGAAACACAAAGACTTGTAATATCTATCTTACGAAAATTTTTATCATTTGAATATGTAAATGTATGGCAATGGGACGGAAACGCTCCCCATATACAAGCAGATGTTGTTATTGCTCCGGCCAACGGACTGCTTGGAGAAAATATGGCGCTGACTAGTAATGCTAATAAAATTGTATTTTACGATATAAATCCTCGCAACATCGAGTTCAAACAACATCTCTACAAAAATTGGAATGGTGTGAATTATCAAACGTTTGCAGAAGACTGGGCTCGATCTAAAAATTTGGATATGGAGCCTAGACTAAACAGTGCTCAGGGCGGTGCAGAATTATTAATGAGAGATAATGATCAAGTATTTAAAAACTGGAATAAAATTAAGTTATTAGATATTGAATTTCACTGTGTAGATTTTATCGATAGCATTGATTTGTTATTAGCAAACAAGAAACGTTTTTTCTTACACACTAGTACAATTATGAATTATTTTATCATTTCTAACATTAGACACGATCAAGAAAAACTTGATCAATTGCGTAATAAAATAGATGTTTATTGTTCTAATCAAGACGGTAATTGGATGGAAAGTTAATGACGTATAAAATTATTCCGTGGAGCCCCGATTTAGATTTATCTGAGTTCTACTCCGAAGCAGGACGACGTGGTTATGAAAATAACCACAGTCAAAAAACAATGTTTGACTGTTTTCTTAACGAGCGTGAATGGGCAGGTTGGATGTTAGAGTACAATGGCAAGTTCATCGGAGGAGTGTGTATACATAGTTTTGATGATGTTATGGGTCCTAACACTTATAGAATCCTAGCAAGAACTTGTACATTTACCAGCGAAACTCACAAGCCATGGCCGCATACTAAGCAAACAATTATTGTAGAACAACAATGTTGTGCTACACAATTTTTTATACCTATAAGTATTCAGTGGGCCGGAGAGGGTAAAAGATTTTTCGCTACAAGTAACGCCAATCCAATGGGCAGTCAACAACGGGTTAATAATTTGTGGTTTCCTATGCAAGCCGAGTTAGGAAGATTTTCGTGGGTTAAAGAAACACACTATCGAGGATGCGATCAAAATGTATGGGAACTAAATGTAGACGAATGGAAGAAAAGTTTAGCAATGTACGAAATGTGGCCTGGCGAGTTTCCTGCTGACGACCCTAGGAAAGATTATGTCAAACTTTGATGTAGTTTCTAAATTTGAAGACGTAGTAGCAGAATTTTATTCTGCACCATATGCTGTAGCCACAGATTCATGCACACATGCTCTTGAATTATGTTTAAGATATAAAAATATAAAACAAGCAAGTTGCCCTAGTAATACATATCTTTCTGTTCCTATGACATTTGTAAAATTAGATCTTGACTGGAATTTTAGAAAAGAAACGTGGCAGGACTATTACTATATAACAGAACAAATTATCGATGCCGCAGTGCTTTGGCATAAAGACAGTTATATTAAAGACACATTGATGTGCATAAGTTTTCAATTTAGAAAACACCTTAGTCTCGGTAGAGGGGGTGTAATACTGTGCGACGACCCTGAAGCGGCTATGGTATTAAAAATGATGAGTTACGATGGACGTATTCCGAATGTTCCGTGGGCTGAACAAGATATATCTATGTTAGGTTATCATTATTATATGACTCCGGAAACAGCAGAACTAGGATTGAATAAAATTGTTAATGCAATGAAAACTCCTCCTAAAATATGGTCTAACGATGACTATCCAGATTTATCAAAAATGAAAGTATTCAAAAATGTTAAGTAAAAACGAGTGGAGTCCTTTAAAGAGTGTTATTGTAGGAGTTGCCGATGGTGCGACTATTCCTCCTTTAGATATCAGTTTGCGTGTAGTCAATTACGCAGACAAAAAAGACGAAAAGAATATACCACAAGGTCTTTATCCACAACAGGTAATCGATGAAGCCAACGAAGATCTAGAAGCGTTTTGCAATTTCCTTAAAGGCGAAAGTGTAGAGGTACTAAGACCAAAACGTACACCATTACCTAACTATTATAATTATTGTCCTAGAGACAGTGTGCTAGTTTATAGAGATATGATACTAGCATCGCCACAACCTTTACGTGCAAGACACAAAGAGTATTTGGCTATGCACGAACATTTTCAACCTTTACACATGCTGGGTGCAAGATACATCGAAGCACCATTAAATCGCAACGACGAACTGTATAATCTAAACTGTCTAGGAGATAAGGACACACTTGCTTTAAATGAAACGCAACCGTGTTTTGATGCCGCAAACATATTACGTGTCAACGATGACTTAATCTATCTTGTTAGCAACAGTGGTAATAAGCAAGGTGCAGAATATCTACAAAGTCTAGTAGGTAATAAACGTGTATGGACATTGGAAGGTGTGTATAGTTACATGCACATTGACAGCACTATTACATTACTAAGAGAAGGATTGATGTTGCTGAATCCTAGTAGAATAAAAAGCGTTGATCAATTACCCAAGCCTTTACAAAATTGGGATATTGTGTGGGCACCTGATCCTGGAGAAATTGCACACTATCCTGGTTACTGCAATAGTAGTAAATGGGTAGCAATGAATATCTTTTCTGTAAATCCTAATCTAGCGGCAATACCAGATCATCAACACGAATTAAGAAAAGCATTAGAGAATCACAAAATAGAATGTGCGATGCTGCCAGCGAGACAACAACGCACATTAGGTGGCGGGTTTCACTGTGTTACTTTGGATTTAATCCGCGAATAATTCCAGTAATCTGTAAAGTGTAACGATTCTCAGTACCTTCATTGTAAGCACCGTGACTATCAGTGCCGATCCAACTAATCCAATCTCCAGCAACCCAGTTATCTAAATCAACACCATTAAGTGTAAATCTGTGTCCAGGTTTTTTATCTTCAAGGAATATAATTATACGCTGTATAGAATTGATATCAGCACCAGTTGTTTTAATAAAGTAAGGATACTTGTCTGAATGTTCTGGTAATGCACACCCGGGTTTCATACAATGCACAGCATACATCATATTAGACAACCAATTAAAAGAATCTTCTAATTTAAAAATGTCAAATAAAGAGTGTAGACCTTTGTGTATATTCATAGATACTTCTACTTGTGAGTAAACATCTCCATAATCAATGGGAGAGAACCCACGTTGTATATTTTCCTGACTTTCGTAATTAACAAAAGGCAACTGATCTCTAGCCCAATGAGGTGTTATATGTCCTCTCATTATTCTTCCCAGACGTAAAGACCTTTTTTAGGCACTGCAAAGTTTAGATAAGTTTCGATCTTTTCTAAATCTTTTTTGGTTTTTAAACTTGTTAGTTCGTTGGCAAAGTGTAGTTCAACACCTAAGTCTAATGCTAGTTGTAATATTTCACTGCGGCGTTGAACATCATCTGTTAGACAATACATACTACATAACACAATACCATCTGGACGTTCTTTAATATAATACTCAAGTCCCGGTTGCCAGTCAAGGTGTTCGTTTTCAAATTCGTAACTTGTGTAAGAAATCTTATTCTTTTGGCAGTAGGGTTCGATGATAGCACGTTGCATGGGTAACGGAATGTCTTTGCTGAATTTACTATTCCACCCGGCGTAAGTAATAAAACTCTTACCTGTATAATCCATTACTTCTGTAACTTCGTAGTCGCCTGGTAAACGCATAAAACCTCCTGGTAGTCTACGTCCCCATTCTTCACCTTCAATTAGAATACGCATGTCCATACTAACACGGGTGTAGCCTTCATCATTATTTACGTTACCGTGAATGTGTTCTTGAAAGAATAAATGACTTTGCCCTGGATCTAATGTCACTGGCCACGCATGTTTTAAACTTTCTTCTTCAAACTTTTCCATGCTCCACTTTTCAGCAAGCACCTTTTTAGTAATCTCACGACTAACTGCTAGATCCAACATCCACATAGTGTTGGTCTTTTCTGCACGAGTAAATGGCGTCCAGATAGTTCTGCATCCACGTCCATTGCCTACGAAAATACCTTGATGAAATGCAAGCCTACGTCCAACCTTTGCTTGGTTAGGAATGACAACTCGTAGCGTTCCTTGACGTTGAATCATATATCGCTTATTGCCAATACGCTGTGGCACAATGCTTTCGGCAAACTCATCAAAGCGTTCCATAAAATCTCTACGACTACATGCATTTTGTACATGCTGTCCTACTCTGACAATTTCTGCAGGAGTTAAAAACTCGTGCATTGTTTCTAATTCTTTAATTTGCGGAGCGACTTCTTGAATTACACCCAGTGCCCACGCAGGCCAGTTATACTTTTCTAAATCGTAGTCAACAACTTTGTTGTCCCAGTGTACTTGTAATTCATTTAACATTTAATTTCTCTCTCCAAATTTCAATAGTTTTATCTAATCCGTCACTTAAAGTTACTTGAGGTATCCACCCTGTTAACTTGGTAAGCAAGTTGTGATTACTGTTTAACCAATAGATTTCTCCAGGACGATGTAGTTTACGATGCCAATGAATTTTACCTGTCCAATTAAGTTTCGTTGCAATCATATCTGCATAGTGTTTAATCTTAATTGGATTGTCTGGCCCGATGGTCAAAATCTTTCCTGTGTTTACCAGTGCGGGATTATTAATAATTGTAGTCCATGCACTCAACATGTCGTCAATAAAGATAAAGTTACGATAAGGCTCTGCATAACCAAATTCTACTTCATGTGGATTAGTCAGCATCTGCATGATAAACTGTTCAGTAACAAAGAAGTCATTATCTTTGCGGCCGTAACAGTTGGTTTGTCTAATAGCAGTAAAGGGCAAATCTAAACAACGATGTGCATATTCTAAATATTTCTCAACTCCATACTTGGCCACAGCGTAAGGTGCATTAGGATTTGGATATGTGTTTTCATCGAATGCTTCAAATACTTCAGGAACTCGTCCACTCTGTACGACATCACTGATGGGTTGCCAACCGTAGACTTCCATTGTGCTGGCAAACACAAAGTTTTTCAGTGTAGGAACCTTAGATGCGGCTTCGATCAAATTTACACTACCCACATAATTAATTTGACTAAAAGTTGTTTGTTCGTAAAAACTCTTTTCAACTTCTGTACGTGCGGCGAGGTGTACAATAATGTCAGGCTGAAAGTCCAACACTTCTTTAGTAACTGCGTCAAAATCTAGCAAGTCACTTTTTAAAGAATAAATTTCGTGTTGCTCTTTTAATAATGGCTCTAGGTGTTGTCCTATAAAGCCACTTGTACCTGTCATTAAAATTTTCATTATTGTTTTCCTATAACCATATACCTAGTGTATAGTGGTAATTCCAACTCTCCGGCCCAAATTACATTGATGCCGCATTGTTGTTTAAATTCTTCCAAACTGTTAGCAATCCTAACATGCTCTTCTATATTGTAATTATTGCTTTGTAGTACTAAAAGACTGTTATGTGGCATGCCACTTAACCATATGTCATATTGATCTTGAGTTATATGTTCACAACTAGTGTTAATAACTACATCTGCATCACTGCGAATAGCGCACATATCTGCTGTAACTGCTCGAAATTTGCCTACTATTTCTTCGATCTTGTTCATGTTAACAGCAATAGGCTCGCAGGCAGGATCAATATCAATGCTACGGATGTTGATAATTGGAACATCACTTTGAAATAGCATACTGGCTAGTACACCAACCCATCCACCGTGAATGTCAATACTAACAAACTTTTTTACATGTGCTCTAAGATTAACTATCAACCATTCTTTACTTTTAAGTTGACCTGACCAAAAGGCATCCATGGTCCGCATAGGATCTGGACTTTGTCTAATGGCCTGCATCCAGTGGTGCAGATGTTCTGTATCTATTTGCATATTAAATTCTTTAATTGTTTAAAAAAACTGTAAGGTTTAGTATTACTAACTACATTATGCTTAATACCAATTGCATTTAGTAAATCTCTTGCAAATGCTGTATGTCCTTCTTGTCCTAGATGATCACCATCTAACGCTCTAGGATAAAGTTCTTCGTATACACCCATATATAACGGGAGTACCTTATAGTCGCCCATTACATGTTTAAAGTATTTTTCAACTATTAAATTATGTGTAGTAATATTTTTTTCTAATAACAATCTATTTGCATGATCTATTAACAACTTAGATGTAATGTAAGAATCGTACGTAGAGTATATGTCTTTAAAATATGATTCCGAAGAAACATCAGTGTCGATAAGATTATGATGTAAATCATGTACTTTCCACGGAGAACTAATAATTGAATGTCTGTTAGGAAACGTCCATGAAATTATAACAATATCATCCGGTTTAAATTTAAATTTGCTAAGTGTGTACCATATTCGTTTATTAGATGACCCCGGTGCTGATTTATTAATTAATTTTCGACCCATTACGTCTGCAACTAATTGTGGCCAACTTAGTTTACTAGGTTTAATAGCGTTTGGCCAGCAATCCTTCAACCCTACTCCGTAGGCTAAAGAACATCCAAATACTATTAGTCTATTCATTTTCTTTTTGGTATTTTACTATCTGCACTGCTAACACAACTAGGAGTAATACATTTTTTAGGAGTATCAAACAAATCAAACCCTGTTAATATATTGCCCAATGATTGATCATGACAACTATAACTTCGTTTAACTTCTGTACCTCTTATTATAACACTTTGATATCCTGCATTGCAAGTCCAATCTGTAAATTTATTAAATCCAAACGCATTAAAGCGTTCTGCTTGATCAAATAAGTATTCCTTTTTATCATCGTATAACGCAATTTGATAAATGTCTTCGCCGTTGGATCTTTGTGGAAATCCTGTTTGCATCTTGTGAATCATATCTTCAGTGTAGCCATCTACAATACCACTAGCAGTAGGGTCGCTTTGCGGTTTTAGTGTTACGTTAATACCACGTTTATGAAAACGTTCCATTCTCTCGTATAGTTCATAAAACTTTTCAGGAACCATAACTTGATTAACTGTTACATGAACAAGTTCATACATTAACTGTAAACACTTGTCTCCAAACTCTTGCTCCTTGGCAAACTCATCATGGAAAGATGCTGTAATACTTCTACGTTGTAACAGTGATGTATTAGTACACCAGGTGTTCCACCATTTCGATCCAGGACTTAGATTAGTAGTCATATGAATACTCTGATAACTACTTTCTGTTTCGTCTAGATGTTTTACTAGATCTAGTAACTGTTTATAAGCGGTAGGTTCGCCTCCGCTGAACGACCAATGGAACTGATTAAATCCGTTGGCTCGTGCTTGACTCTTGATATTGTCTATTGTAGTTTTATATACTTCAAGCGGTTGGTGATCAATTTTATCACTACGAGCATAAGGCCAACAGTAACTACAGTTGTAATTACAAAAACGTCCCAGTATCCAACTAGTGTTGAATAAGGGACGATCCAGCATAGTTCGCTGTCCGAACTTAACTATTTTTTGAAACGGGATATCTTGAAAAGAATTCATGCAACCACTTAAAATCATTTATTTTACTTAAGGCTTCTATATCACCTGCTTTCATCATTCCATACATTTTGCCATCTTCCGCGCCAAGGAATGCCCAGTCATTAAACTGTCGTTTGTCAGCATAGGTACACCAAGTCATTAATCGTACTTCTGTTTCTTCATCTACTTGACCGTCAATTACTTTAGAGGCAAGTTTTACACATTCTCTAAATGCTGATTTCCAGGTGTTAAATGGATCAGTATTAAATGCAGTAATATTAGATACTTGTTCCATGGCTTTGAACTTTGTACTAATACTAGTAGTCATGTCTGGTTTAGTAATGTCCATATCTAATGTTAGTTTACGTGGCAATAATTTGACGCCACCATAGCCGTATTCTAAATCGTTAATAGGATTACGACTGCGCCATACATGCACAACATCTAAATCGTATTCACTGACTTCATGATCAAAGTTAAAATCGTCTAATATTTCTGCATCGCCATCTACTACCCAAAACATCTTGGTAAATGCTTTTTTTGCCGCGGCAATGTGTGCTTGATGAATACCTGTAACATCCTTAACACGTTTAGCCAAAGGAAAACGCTTTTTAAGACGTTCCCAATTTGCTTCGGCATTTGGTTCGCCGTAACTAATAAAAACAATATCGTACATTAGTGCCACTCCACTTCTGGGAACATTGTAATTGTTTTAATCTCTGTATTGTGTGGAACTTCTGCAATATGAAATACTGCATCAGCAACTATGTTTGGATCTAGTGCATCTTCTGCACGACCACATGGATACGGATTTTGTTCATTCCACAATGTGGTATTGATGCCGCCGGGATGAATGCTAGAAACTTTGATTTTTCTACTGCGTAGTTCTTGTCCAATAATGCCAGCAAAACTTTTCAATGCGGCTTTACTAGCACAATACAAACTTTGATTTTGTATTTCTCTAATGCCAGCGACACTATTAATAAAAATAACTCTACTACCCGCGGTCATGGATTTTAATGCTTCCATGGTCACATACATTGTACCTTTAACATTAGTATCTATTATTGTGCAGATATCAATGTACTCCAGTGTGTCAAACGACCCGGCATGGAATGCCGCGCTGTTATTAACTAACAAATCAATATTAGTTTTAGTTTTACGTATGGTATCGAACGTAGAAAAAACTTGACTCATATTCGCAATGTCTGCTGTGTAATGCGTATAATTTTCTAATTTGTCAGGGGCCGTTCTACCCAACCCAATAACATGCCATCCTGCATTGATAAACTTCTTAGCAATGGATAGGCCTAGTCCTCTACTTGTTCCTGTAATAACTACTGTTTTCATTGTAAACTCTTTAATCTCTGTGTTGCTTGTTGAATCTCGCTATAAGTAACATCGTTGATAATTTCACAACGTCCTATACTAGTAGGTATAGGCAAATACTGATTATCATTTCTATGATTCATTACGTCTTTTAAACCACTCCATAATAAATCAACGTTATAAAAATCTTCGTGTTCTGTAGCAAGTCCACAATTTTTAATTACTGTAAAAATACGTTCTAACTCTTCGTTGGACAGATATCCTCTAAGATTGCTTATGCAACTGCTCAACAAACAATCCAAAATAACTGCTTCACCGTGTAATAAGTTGGGCACATTCTTCATTTCAACTACTGGACTAAAACTATGTCCAAAGTCTACTGGTCGTTTTAAATTTCGTTCCCACAGATTATCATTTAACTCTTGCGTCATACCAGTGATTGCACGATCAATAATTTGATCTGCTAAAGCAAGATTTTGAAATTTCTGTGTTAACAACTGATGAGGAGCCAGTTCCATCATTTCAAAAAGACGATGATCTAATACAATTGCCAACTTTAATATTTCTGCCATACCGTTGGAAATTTCCCTACGGTCCTGTGTTTTTATAAAACTCGTATCAATAAGAGTTTGCACAGGAGGGTAAAAACTACCAATACGATTTCTACGACCAAAATGATTAATGCTAGTCTTAGCACCTACACTGGCGTCGACTATGGCTAACAATGTTGTAGGGATTCTAACATACGGAATACCTCTGCGATAAATGCTACAACAAAAACCAACTAAATCTAATAGTACACCACCGCCTATTGCAATAATAGGTTCACTTCTACGTAAGACATTTTTCTCTTCAAAAAATGCCAATACACGTTCTGCATTTGCCCAATGTTTTTCGGCTTCTGTAGATTCAATAATGAATAATTCTACACCTTTGGGAATTCTTTCCTTATATAGATTATACACTATTTGATCAACGATTGCAATACGACGCTGACCTGGAATTACCCAAAAGTCTAGGGCATCAGGAACTTTGTTGATTTCAAATTCTATAGGAAGAGAAGTTTTTACACGCCATGTCATAGTAATCTATTTACTAGACTGCAAGCATGGGCGTAAAAAAACTTGGCTGCTTCTATGTTATCTGCATGGCATTTAAAAGGCAACATACGGAAAAATTGAGTTGCTTCAAATAGTTTTACCAATTTATAGTGAGCAGGATATCTGTATTTTAATTCGTCATTGAATAACTCATTAAAATATATGAGATTTTCAGGGACTGGATCTATAGAAAAATCTGTAATATTGCCGTTAACTTTAAGAACTCCGTCATTGAGCAAACCATACAAACTATTGCTACATTGAAGTACTTGGCTGTAATCCATAAACTGACTGTCGACTATGCCTTCTTCGTACAAATCTATGAACACGATTTTATCAGTATCTGGATTGTATAGAATATTTTCCAATGTAGGATTACCGTGTACATAGCATTCGGAGGAAATTACTTCATCAAACAATTTAGAAAATTGTTCAATTTTATTTTTAATTCCGCTAAAAGTTTCGCCTTGATGTACATATACATCTAAATTATAAAACTGCTCAAACTCTAGAAACTGTCTAGCATCATTGAGTTTTTGCAGAACTTCTTCCTGGAAGTAAAGTTTAAGACTACTAACGTTTGGTGCGTACTTGTGGCTGTGTAATCTATCAAAAGTAAACCACAAAGATTTATGCATCCTTTCTGTCTGATATCGCGTTAGTGCATTTTCTTTAAATAATGTTTTAATATCTTTTGCATCAATATATTCAATATCGAAGTATGCTCCGTCTTCTGTAATACCGGCATCATACACTTGGGGAACACACCCTGGAACTAGTGCATTGAATCTTTGTAATTTTTTTAACTGACTGTACCAGCGTACATATCCATATTCTCTATCAGCACTAGTGGAGATAAGTTTTCTTACAAATTTCTTATCTCCATCTATGTGTAATGAAGTCGAATTAAGACTGCCGCCTTTAAGCGTGATTACCTGTTGCATCAATTGCATCTCTTAATTTTTTAACACCTGCATATACACCATCAGGATGACTATGACATGCACTACCTACGTTGGCTAGATAATCAACACCAAACTTTTCTGTTACTTTAGGAATCAGCGTAGCATTCATTCCGCAACTTAGTGCAGGCACAACATTATGACTTGTCAACATGTCCATAAGTCTTTTAAGTTCAACGGGATCGTCACTTAGATAGGAGCCCCACATGCCTGCATGAATTGTATCAACACCACTCCATGCGGCCAACTTGCATAGGGCATACCAACTAAATCTATAAGCATTACCCTCGTGAGTAAATGCTTTGTCACCACTCTTTTGATAGTGAATAGCAACAGGCAAGTTCTGTTTACGGACTGCACGATACGTGCCTAATCCACTCCACACATTAACGTGAACTCCATTGATACCTGCGGCACTGACTGTGTGTGCTTTTTCAAGCACAGTGTTGGCGTCACCGTTAATGGCAGTAAGATATATAATTTTCTTATCGCCAATTACACTACGAACAATTTCAAGACGGTCTTCTAAACTACAGAATAGTGGGCTTCCAAGGATTTCATCTTCCTTGATAATATCAGCGCCACCATCGACCATCTCTTTAACAATACTTGCATAATCAGTTGGATTTAAACCAATTTTAGGTTTAAGAATACATCCTAGTAACGGCTTGTTATATTGTCCTGTAAATTCTCTAATACCGGATAATCCAAACTTAGGTGCAAGTTTAGGAATCAATCCGCAGTCGTCAATATCTAATACATGACATTTTGTAATAGTATCTATGTCACATTGTCCACCTAGGAGTACACAAAGCAAGTGACTGAATCCGTCTTTGTCCCAGTTAATATTTTCTGAAGGAAAAGCAATTACAACTGTTCCTGCTTTTTTTGTTTCTAAATCTTGTCTTGTTCCAATAATTTTAGCACTATATTTTTCTACTAGGTCCTCAGTTTCCCATTTTGGTATGCGAACTGTTGGATTGCCGATAGTCTGACCAATGGCTACTCCCTCGCAAGCGTCTGCAAGATTGGTACTACTTTCAATATAAAATGTAGCAGTATAGTGCCCCGAAGGCACTTCGTTATAATAGAGTTTCATCTTTTAATTATACTATCCTAAAACTTACTTGTCAATGATATCGAATTCATATTTGTCCGAAGGATCACTGCGATCTCTTACAATGACCACAGTGACATCAGTAATAAATTCGGCTTGGCTTACCTCATATGGGTGTAATACAAAAATGTCTCCAGGGCCAAACTCTTCACCGTTGATGGTCATTCTACCCTCTAGAACAACATTAATCTCAATGGCTTTCTTGTGAAAATGGTCTTGGTGAAATTCACCCGCTTTGTGTTTTGCAACACCTACTTCAAAGTCTGCTTTTAGCAAACTTGGTTCGAAGTTTCCTACGAACCATCCTTTAACAAAATCTTTAATGTGTGCGTGTTTCATATTAATCAAAAAATGCAGTGTTGCCGGTAAAATGCATAAAGTCGTCTGGTGTACCTACTGGCCAAAACTCAGCATTATCAATGGCATATTTTTTAACTTTTAAGCCACGTTGTATAGAATAATTATAAACAGGTGCAACATAGTACTCGCCATTTTCTTTATGATCTTCTGCTATCATTTGTTCGGCGTCTTGAAAAAAGTCACGAGTATGTGCCCAATGATAAAATCCTATTGTTGCATCATTACTAATTACCCGTTTTTCCCGTACTTCTACTACGAATCCGGCTTGCTCCTTAACGTAACTACATTTTGGACTTGTTTCTTTGTAGGTAACAATAAAATTTACATCAGGTTCTCGTTGCATTTGATCTGTTAAATTAAACGGATTCCATGACAAATATTGATCACAATTAGCACTTAGCATGGGAGCGTTTAAATCTTTGATATAGTTTTTTGCCAACAATAAACTTTCGGCAGCACCTCGAGTTCTTCCTTTTGAAACTATAATTTCATCTCCGAGACCAAGAAGCAATTTTTCTAAATGTTTGTTTTCTAATAATTGATCTTCTCTAACAACAAAATGTATTTTTCCCGGTATCTTGATAGTTTCAACTGCATGATAAATCATAGGAGCGCCGTTATATATCATTAAAAACTTAGGCAACGATACACCCACATTTTTAAAACGACTACCATCGCCACATAGTCCCATTATGATATTCATTTGATTTCCTTTGCAAGTTCATCTGCCCAAATTTTGTGCGTTTCGATAGTCGGATGCTTATACTGATAAATTGGCCAATTATTTTTCCATACTTGTTCTAACCATGAAGATTTCAAGTACATGTCTTCTATTTCTAAATTCCACTTTTTCTTAATTATTTCTTGCCATAGATACGGGGGTTCTCCTACTGCAACAAAATCATAATACTTGATTCCCAGCCCTTTACAGAGCGTTCTCAGATTAATCATATACATTGCAGTGATATGTTCTCCATAACTGTCGGTGTAATTTTCATAAAATGCTTCGTGGTATTTTTTTAAAGATTTTTCATCAACTGGTAAGTTATGTAATTTAAGACAATGCTGTACTGTTACACTATAAATGCCTTGGCCGCTACTTACTTCTGAACGTTCAGGACTGGTCCACCCTATGCATATGAATAGATCTTTAGAATCTTTACCTTGGCCAATCCAATTATTAATGAAGTCGTTGGTCCTTCTAAATATTCTTGCATTACTGGCGCCGCCTTGTGCATCATTTACACATACTGGAATGTTTAAATTTTGGCTGAGGAACCATGGCCATGTATTGTAATAACGAGTTGAGGCAGAATTCATATCACTGCGATCAGGAATCTCATCGCCGTGTGTCCAACTATCTCCGTTAGCATATAGATATTTCACGATACAATTCTTTCAATATGGTGGATTATTTTTTCTGCTACTTCGACATGCCCTCGCTCGTCACAGTGCCCGCTGTTACCTTTATCGGGATACTTGCGAGAATAAACTCCCCAGTCATTTTGTAAGAAGTTTTCTTTGCCAATAAATCTATTTTGATGCTGATCTGGGGACATTATAACATGCGGAAATCCTGCTTCTTTTAACATTACGTGCATCATTAAAATAAGACCAGTATCATTTGTTTGCTTAATCGAATCGTCGTACAATTCTTCATAGAATGTTTTTATAGCCGCAAATTTTGTATCAACATCTTTAAATAGGTATGCAAGATTAGGACCGTCCCCTGAAGCAAAATGAAGGAAATTACTAATAGTCTCACTTATTAATTTAGGTGTCTTACTAGGTTTGAAAGGTATATCCCTGCGGTGCCAACCTTCCCTGTCACAATAGGGTTCATGCAAATCATATTCAACATCTTCTAATGTATAGTTATTATACGACTTGGTAACATGATCAGACGGAAATGTAAACCTGCTATGGTTAGTAGTTGATATTAATACTAAAGGTTTGTCTTTATGTTTATAATCTTCTATTACTTTTTGAACTTGCAAATAGATAATATAGTTACAGCAACCACTACGTGCATAAATCTTATAAGATGCATCCAACGAGTCGGCAACTAATGCTCCAAAACTTCTTTCAAAGCAATATTTTGTATCTATACCAGATCCACAAGCAAAACTATCTCCGCAGATTGCGACTTCTGTTACCATAGTTTATTTTCCTTGCCGTACTCATACATATGGTCGGCCCACCAAGTATGTCCTAGTTCACTAGGATGCATATTTAGAATACTGTCTTTTTGTCCAGGACTAGTATCTTTATTAACAATATAATTGTGGAAACTGTGAATTTTATCATCCTTGTGCATAAAGCGAGTAGAATCAATCATGTTCCATACCATCTCGTCAGGCTGGCCTTGATAGTGTCTATTGTAAGGATCGTCAGTCCACTGACGAATGTGCATATCGTTACGCTGATAAAATGCTTGGAAAAATAAGTGTTTAATGCCGTAGTTATTAAACAATGTTTGCAAATAAAATACTTGCTGAAGATATCTATGCACATACTCTTCAGGATTCCACATATATGCGGCATATAGATCAGCAAATTCATTTAACGGCTCTTGGGGATAGCGATGCTTCCACATTGGCCATAACGTGTACCAAAAATGTTCAAATTTGTTATTAATGTTTCTGTAGTAAAAATCTTTACGTTCAGGACTAGTAAATCCCACAACAACAAAAAGTTCACTGGTATCTCGTTTAGGGGCAAGGTATTCTTGTGTAAGCCACCCTACAAGATTTCTAACAATTCTATCATTGCTGGCAGCAGGGTAACTTAGATTTACAACATCATCCACACCAATATGATTGCCCAACTTTGTAGGCCAAATTTTCGGCAAGCGATAACTATCATTTGGTTCGTCCCAATCTTTAACACTCTCTGGTAGTTTAGGATCACGTATTTCACTACCGTAAGTCCAACTATCTCCGCTGACAACTAATCTTTTAAAATTTGGCATATCTATCTCTTATTTTATCGTAATCTTGTGTTGGGTCTAAGTGCGCAACATCTTCTCTCCAAGGTATTTCATTAATGCCTTGGACCCATCTAATATGTGCAATATTTTTTTCTATTGTCTTTTGATATATCATTGTGCCAGGACTTAAATAATAGTCGCTGACATCCATCTTAACACCTTCTTTAAGAAAGATATCATTATATAATGCTGTGTACTTGTAATATCTAAAAGTGTTGGATGCAATATCCATGCTTTGACTATCACTCCAAAAAATTAAATCGCTGATACCATGATGCTCATAGTCTGTATTGTTAATACCTACATTGCCACCGGCACTATATATTGTTCTTGGAAGCACTGGTGTTAATGGAAATCTTGCATGTTCGTGAAAAATTAAATCAAATCTAGTCTTAATAACAAGATCATATCTAAAATTATTTTCAATCTCGTGTTGTTTCTTTAATTCATTAGCCATCATTATGCTATAAAGCATACTGCCAAAATTACCAACTTCGACTACATCAATAGGAGGCTCTTCAACAAATCTTATTGGATTATACAGGGACTGTAATTTCAAACTATCGTCCGGCTTCAACGTCCAGGTATGATAGAAAACGTCATAGTTACCTAAACTGCCAAAAAATCTACGAAAAACATCGTGTCCAAGAATGCCAGTACGAAGTTGACCGCTGATGCATATTGCAACTTTACCAGACTTCAAAACCGCCCTCCTTTTTTGCACAACTTAATTCTGCACTTTGTCTAAACAGTTTAACATCCCAGTGATTGTTTTGCAACCGAATATTATTTTTCTTTAAGTAATGGAAGAAAACAAACTCTGGAGTAAATGTTGTTTGTCCAGGATTAGTAAACCATTTTTTATCAATATAACCTAAATTAATATAGTAATCAGAAATTAAGTCATACGTGTCGCTGTCAGAGATCCAAAATATGTCACCCATGCGTCCTTTGAATTCAGTAGGAGTCCATCCCATATGAAACCCGTGCATAGTCATAGGTTGAATATTTCTATAAAACTCTGTCATGTTGTGAGTATAAAATGCGTCATACCTTGCACGAACGACTGCTTTGTATTGTAGGTTGTTTTCAATTTCGTATTGCCTCTTTAAATTAGCACAACGCATGATGCCGTAAAATTGACTGATAAATGGTCCGTGTGTAATTGCCTGAGTATCGCTAAATGGAGAGAATTCCTTACACGACTCAACTAAAAATTTTTTAGGTTTTAATATATCAAGTATTTCTTGTATTTCACTATCTGCAACAGGCACTGGTGATTTATTTG